TGCAGCTGTAACTAAAGCAACAGATTTATCAAAAGACGATGTTACCAAACAACTTTGCAACAGATTACTTGAACCATTCATGTATCATAAAATCATTGCTACAGCTACTGAATGGGAAAACTTCATCGCTCTTAGAGCACATGATCAAGCAGAGATTCACATTCAAGATGCTGCATACAAAGTATTAGATGCATTGAATAATTCAACACCTGAGTTACTACAACCAGGTGAATGGCATATTCCTTTTGGAGATAATATTTCAAATGATCGTATCAGAGACTTATTTAAAGGTAATGTTGATGACATTCCTTTTGGATGGGTACATGAGCAAAAAGTTAAGATTGCTACTGCAAGATGTGCAAGAATATCTTACAACAATTTTGAAGGTAAAGATGATTATGAAGCAGACATCAAGCTACATGACATACTTAAAGCTTCAGGTCACATGAGTCCATTTGAACATTTAGCATTTGCTAAAGATGGTAGTTTTAGTAGTGGTAACTTCTTTGGGTTTACTCAATATAGAAAAACTATTAAAGAAGAAAATCAAACTGATAATAGGATAAAAAATGAACAAATTGACTGGTAAGAGAAAAATTGATATATTCAACTTTAAATGAAATGTTAGAACAAGAGTTCAAAAAAGTAGGTTTTTAAAATTTAAACAGATGATATTTATTACAAACGATCACAAAGGAAGAGAAATCATAGCAGAAGTAAAAGTAAAAGAAGTTAAATGGCTTATGTCTTACGTAAAAATTACTTTAAAATTAAAAAATAATAAGAAATTTTTAGGTATTCGTATTCCATTTTCAAGTGTTATTTTTACCACTTCCTTTTCTATGGATTCAATAATCGACACACATTATGCAAATTTTGAAGATGTCGATCCACATTATCTATCAAGTCTTGTTGACATAGCTCTGAATAGATACAAAAAAGAAGATGTTCATAAAGAACAAGTGAGTGATATTACTCAAAAAATCAATAAAAACACTGTAAATGATAATAGGAATTAGTGGAAAAATGGGTTCTGGAAAGGACACATTAGCTGAAATGATTAGCACTTTAAGTAGTGGAGAAAATCAATACATTGTAAAACACCATGCTGATAAATTAAAGAAAATTGTTTCATTACTAATTAATGTTCCAGTAGCTTTTTTAAATGATCAAGCTTTTAAAAGAAAAAACTTATCTTCTGATTGGGGAATGACTGTAAGGGAATTACTTCAGAAAGTAGGTACTGATGGGTTAAGAAATAATGTCCATGAAAACATCTGGATAAACTCTTTGTATGCTGATTATCTTCCAAAAGGATTTTCAAGTATGGAAGAGTACTTAAAAAGCTTGAAACCTGGTGACTTTGTTAAAATGGACTTACCTAATTGGGTAATAGCTGATGTAAGATTTCCAAACGAAGCAGAGGCTGTTAGAGAAAAAGGTGGTATCTTAGTGCGCATAAATCGTGATTTAGATGTAACTTCTGACCATGCTTCAGAAACATCTTTAGATGACTGGCACGATTGGGATTATGTCGTAGACAACAATGGTTCTAAGGCAGAATTATGGGAAGAAGCAGCAAGTATTATTAAACATGCAAAGTACAATGAACAATAAAATTATTGTAAGTGATCCAGGAGATGAAATGGACCACATTTATTCAAAAAAAGTAAAAATGAAAAACTATTCAGCAGAAGGGTTAGTCCACAGAACAAGAGAATGGGCAAAAAATAAAGGAATACTGGATAACGGTAATGCTTTAGCTCAAAATGAAAAAACAAAAGAAGAAACTCAAGAAACTTGGGAAGCTTTATTTGCTAAAAAGCAAGGTTTACAACAATATACCAATAAAAAAGGTAAGTTAGTTAATACTGAAGATGAGATTAAAGATGGTTTAGGAGACCAATTTGTTACTCTTATTTTACAAGCAGAGTTAGCAGGTTATGATTTATTTGATTGTTTAGAAGATGTTCTTAAAATAATAGAACAACGTACTGGAAAAATGGTAAACGGTCAATTTGTAAAAGATTCTGAATAAATGAAGAAACTTTGTATTTTAATCTCTGTAGTAAGTATATTATCAGCATGCTCATCAAGTAAACATGGTGTTTGTGATGCTTATGGTAATAGTCATAGTACAGGTAAATATAAAAACAATGGCAGGTAAAACGTTTTATGTAAATCAAAAAGATTTTATCGAATGGGCTTTAAGTGATCCTGATGATATAAAAGCGATAGGTCAAAGAATTTATGAAGCTTTGTTGACTGAAAATTATGGTAAAATAACAGTTCGAGAATTGTTCGATGAATGTGGTTATTTACCAAGTCATATAGTACATACTTATGACACTAATTATGACATGGAAGACATTGAAGAAATAGATCCAAGTGATTGTAAATTAATTTATAACTAAACACAAATAAGATGGAAGCGTCTCAAATAGAGTCTATAAAGGCTCAAATACAAGCAAAATATGATGTAGATTTAGAATCTGCAGAGTCTCAAATGGAAATAGCTATGTGTAAAGCAGAGAAAGACTCTAATTTAAAAAAACTTAAAGAGGGTATTGATCCTTTTAACATGCAAAGACCAGATGATTCTGACTTTGAATGTGTAGGTTGCGGTTCTTAATTGGATTGTTTTCATAGCAAGAAAAGAGGCTTAGGTCTCTTTTTTTTGTGTTAAAAATTTAACAAAATGGCAAATAATTGTTATAATAGCATAACACTTAATGGGGGAAAATTCTCTTTAAAACCGTTATTTGAGGCTATAGAAAAGACTCTAAATGATTCTGATGATGAATACACAAATATGTTACACGGTTCAAACTTTTGGAAACTATTATCTTTTTCTTTTGCTAAATATGGTGAAGAAGGGTTTGATGTTTATGCAGAGTACGGAAGTAAGTGGTTTGAGGTATCTGAGTATGAGTTTCAAGAAGAATCTAATATAATTATATTATCTGGAGATAGTGCATGGAGCCCAGTAATTCAGCTGGTTCAAAAACTTGCTAAGTTTTATAAACTTGAACAAGCTTATATTGAATATGAAGAATCAGGAGCAGATTTTGGTGGTAGTTGTACTATAAATTCCGAGGGTATAACAATAGAAGAAGAATCCTATACTTATAGAGTATGGTGTTGGAAACAAGGTTCACTTGAATTAGAAGAAATAGCTCGTGATATAGTAGACTGTGATATGTCAATATTTGAGTTCTACTTAGAAAGTAAAGAATTATTTAAACTGTTTAATACAAGTGATATTGAAAGTTTAGTAAAAGAAGTTAATAATTTTAAAAAAGATTTAGATGGCTGATAAAAAAATAAAGTTTGAATTAAACTTACTGATCAGAGAAGGAAGAGATAAGGATGAAACTGAATTAGGAATGCAAGTAGAAGGAAATGGTAATGATTTATCATTTGCTGTATTTTCAAATTGCCTAAGTCATTTCAAAAGAATGAAAGAAACTGGAGAAGATCCAGAAGGAGAAGTAGTTGTTGATATTTTTCAAACAATAGCAGAAGGATATATAGGAGGCTTAATAGCTTTTAAAGAATCTAATGATTATAAATCAGAGGCTATGGAAGAGATTGATAAATTAATCGAAAAATTCGTCTCACTCCACACTGATACTTACAAAAAATAATTATTTTGTAGCTTAAATTTAAAGTTATGAGGTACAGTAAAAATTCAACAGTAAGATTAAAAAAAGATCCTGAAAATCAAACAGGTCAGATTTCAAAAGTATTTGAAAGACACGGAGAGTATTTAGTAATATGGGATGATGGTACTACATCTATTGAAACAGATGAAACCATTATCCTCTAAAACAAATAAGTATGTTTAAAGAAACAGAACAAGCATTCGCTAAAAAAGGAGATCCAAGAGAAGACTTAGAATCTTTACAAGGAGCTATTAAAGCAATCGAAGTAGAAATAGAAGCTGAATTAGCAATAGATCAAGAGCAATCTATGTTTAGCTTTGTAAGACCTTGTGAACAAAAAGTTAAGGTTAATCCTGGACATCAAAAACAATTAGAGTTATTAAACTTGTTTTTTAAAGGAGATGTTCCAGAAGAAATTAAAAACTCTCTGGATGATAAAGGAGAAGCTATTGAAATAGTTCCGAGAGTAAGTGTTATGAGTCTTAGTAGCACAGAGAGTATTAGAGTTCTTAGTTTAGTTAGAACTATCTACAAAGAGCAAGAAGCAGCATTGTTGGAGAAACTAAATGGATAGTTATGGAAGACGGAGCTTCTCAAGAATTGGAGGGGAAAAAAGAAACAAAAAAAAGCACTACTATACATTTTATCAGCAAAAAACCAAGAACATTCGATAGTCTAAATATTAAGCATAATCAAATTTCAGCAAAAGAGATTTTAGACTACTGTTTATCAAAAAAGATTCTTGCTGTTGATACAGAGACTGAAGGATTGGATTTCCTTACGAAACGTGTAATTATGTTTCAAATAGGAGATGCAGAAAATCAGTTTGTTATTGACACACGAGATTACGACATATCGTTTCTTAGGCCAGTGTTAGAATCAAGAACTATAAAGAAATTATTACACAATGTAAAGTTTGACTATAAATTCATCAAGAAATGTTACAATATAACTCTTGAGAATATTTATGATACTATGATTAGTGAAAGAATTTTGAGTACAGGGAAGGATATATTACCTGGTTATCACAGTTTAGAGCAAGTATGTTTGAGAAGATTAGGGAAACAGCTGGATAAATCCACTCGAAACCAGTTTATCAATTTGGGTGGTCAACCATTCACAGATAAGCAAATAGTTTATGGCGCAGAAGATGTTGAAAATCTTATTAAAATAGCTAAAAGCCAAATAGAAGAGGTCAATAAGTATGGTTTAGGACCTGTTTTAGAGCTTGAAAATGAGGTGTCTTTAGCTTTTTCTGATATAGAATACAATGGGATCGGTCTTGACGTTGAGAAGTGGAAATTAATAGCTGATGACTCTAAAATAGAATTGGACAATGCATTGAAAGACCTGAATGAAGAAATCTTTAAAGATTCTTTATTTACAAGGTATATAAATAAAAATGTTCAAATAGATATGTTTGCAGAGACTGCTGAATATGAGGTACTTATGAACTGGTCAAGTCCCCTCCAAGTTCTTACTTTGTTTAAATTGATAGTTCCTACCTTAGAAAATGTAAATGCAAAAGAACTCTACACAATTAAAAATAGACACGTTATAATTAAAAAATATATACGTTATAAAGAAGTAGAGAAGAAATCAAATGCATACGGTATGGCTTTCCTTAAATATTTAGGAGCTGATAATCGTATTCATACATCATTTAACCAAATCCTAAACACTGGTAGAGTAAGTAGTCGTGATCCAAATATGCAACAAATTCCTGCTGATAATAAGTATAGGAATTGTTTTATTTCTGGGTACGATGATTGGGTTTTTGTATCAAGTGATTACAGTTCTCAAGAATTATGTATTATAGCCTATGGTTCTAAAGATCCAGTATGGCTAAAAGCATTATCTGAAGGAAAAGACTTGCATTCTGTTTGTGCAGAGTTGGTATATGGTAAAATTTGGGAAGATGCCCAAGATCCAGATTGTGATTTTTACAAGATAGATCCAGTTACCAATGAGATGCAAAGGTCAAAATGTAATTGTAAAGAGCATAAATCTTTACGAAATGGTGTTAAAACCATAAATTTCGGATTAGCTTATGGTATGTCCAAGTTTAAGCTGGCTGACACTCTTCTGATAGAAATAGAAGAAGCAGCTATGTTAATTGAAAAGTATTTCTCTTCTTTTCCAAGTATTAAAAAATTCTTAGATTCTTTGGGAACCTATGGGTTGGATAATGGTTTCATTAAAACTTTTGCACCTTATAAAAGAATTAGGTGGTTTAGTAAATGGAAACCAAATATAAGAAAAGATAGAGATTTATTTAAGGAAGTAGGTAGTATAGAAAGAGCATCAAAGAATACTCCAATACAAGGTTCTGGTGCTGATATGTGTAAGTATGCATTGACTTTAGTACGAGATTACATAGCAGAGCATAATGTGCCTGTTAAAATTGTAATGGCTGTACATGATCAAATCGATACTATAGTGCATAAAGATTATGCAGAACAATGGAAAGAGGAGTTTACAGCTCTGATGAAGAAATCTACGCTACCTATAATTCCAAATGGATTATTAGAAGCTGATACTAATATCAGTGATTTTTGGGAAAAATAACAAAAACATGGGTAAAATTGTTGGAGATGTAAGCAGTTTTGGAACTCTCTGGATAGATAACAAGACTGAAAAAGGTTTTGTAACTTTATCTTATAAAGGGAAAGTCCTGGACAAATGGGAAGAAGACAAAGAAGACAAACAAGTACTGGCTATGTCAGTGCATAATCCTACTAAATACCTTATACATAAAAAAATGTTATGGTTTACAGTAGGTGATCATGTTTTGTTTTGTCCTAAAGACCTTCGTGCAAACGATAGAACTATAAAAAGTTGTAGTTTTAGAGTAAGAGATGTACATTGGGATTCAAATGGGGTGGTATATAGTGTATCACTTGAGAATGTTTATGATGCAGTAATACAATATTATTTTGTAGATGTGTCGTACATTCGATTAATGACTAAAAGATAAAATTATGTCTGTAAATGCAATTAAGGATAAAGTACAAAGAGCAGCTTTAAACAAATGGTTTGTTAATGGCTGTAAAGGTACTCTTGAAATGGCTACAGGCGTTGGTAAATCAAGGTGTGGGGTTCTTGCTTCTCAGTATGTTGTAAAACATAAACCTGATGCAAGAATATTAATAATTACCCCTACACAAACTATTAGAGATGACGCATGGGTAGGAGAATTTACTCAATGGGGAGCTTCTGAGTTGTTAAGTACAAATGTTGAGATTCAATGCATACAAACAGTGTATAAATGGAAGAATGAGCATTTTGATTTAATAATAGCAGATGAGGTACATAATTACGTTCCAGACGTACAGAACAAGGATTTCCAATATTTTAAGTTCTTCCTGGAAAATAAATTTGATAAGATACTTGCATTAAGTGCAAGTATCGAATCAAGTCTTAAACCGAGATTATGGACTATTGCTCCTATTGTTGAGACAATCTCGACTGCAGAGGCGTTAAGAATGGGGTTAATAGCTCCTTTTAAAGTATTCAATTTAGCTATTCCCCTTACTAAACAAGAGCAAGGAGAGTATGATAAGGCAACGGAAGTGTTTGAAAAAACCTTTTCAATCTTTACAGATTCAAGAGGATTTAAAAACATTCAAGTATTGTTCAAGTGTCTAAACCCTGTCGCATTTAAAACATTCCTTCAAAAAGAAGGATATAGTGCGAAAGATTTTAGAGACATGAGAGCTTGGCCTCAGTTATGTATGAATGCTATGAAAACAAGAAAAGATATTATCTACAATGCAGAGAATAAAATCCAAGCTGTTGTAGAAATACTTGAAAAGTTTTCAGATAGAAGAGGTATAGTGTTTTCACAGTCTATTGACTTTGCAAACTCGGTATCGCAAGAATTAGGTCCAAAAATAGCAACTACTTTTCATTCTAAACTTACTAAAAAGGTTAAGAAACAAATGTTAGATGACTTTAACGATCTAAAAACTTCTACAAGGGCTATTATATCAGCCTCAGCGTTAAATGAAGGTGCTAACCTTAATGATGTATCACTTGCTATAATTGCATCTGGTACATCCAAAGAAAAAGACTTTATCCAACGTCTTGGTAGAGCTGTCAGATTGAAAGAAGGTAAAGAAGCATATATGATTCGTCTGTATGTAGAAGGTACTAAAGAGCAATCTTGGTTAGCTAAAAGTCAGGAGAATTTTCCTGGCTGTTTTATTAATAATATTTCTGAAATTAACAACGAAATTTACAATCAAAAGAGTAAAGAAGTAACAAAAAATACTTATGTTTGGTGATTATTTCGTATATTTGAGTAAGGAGAATCGGTGTAAAATCCAAAAAATTTAAAGTAACTTATGGTAGTAGAAATAAACGTGGACTCTCTCTTTGAGGAGAGGCTAAGTCCGTCTCAATATCTATTATTGTTCCTCTGTTTTGAAAAGAAATTCAATACGGTAGACAAGGTTATTCATAGAGGTTTTATTACAAACGAAGAGTTAAATGAACTTATAGAGAAAGGATTTATACTACAAAAAAATATAGATTGGTCTGAAGTAGAAAGTGAAAAGATTACATTTTCCAAAAAAATGCTTACAGACCTATTTGTATCCGATGTAGATGCTTATTTTCATGAGTTGTTTAGTACGTTTCCTATAAAAGTGTCCAGTAATAGAGGTATGAGAATGCTTAGACCTCAATCATCAGATGCTAAAGAAACAAAAGAGTGCAAAGCAAAGTATAAAAAGTATCTCGGAACTGCGAACCAAGCAGCAAAACATGCTCACGTTATGAATTGTCTTAATGCAGAGTTAGCTTTTAGAAAGCAAAACAATTCATTAGGATTTATGAGAGCATTTATTACTTGGATAAACAAAAACGAGTGGCTTACTTACGAACATTTAATTGATTTAAGTAACACAACTAAAACAACTATATCGTATGGAAACACACTCATCTAAGCCTAAATTATTGGCTGTAAAACCTATTGTAGAATCCACCAGAGAAGCTGCAAGGTATATTAACGATAGAAGGTTAGGGCTTATAAAGTCTTTAACAACTCCTTGGTTTAAATACAATGAGATAGCTATGGGTGGTTTGGAATGGAATACTATTCATACAATAGGTGGTAGGTCAGGTTCAGGTAAAACTGCAATATTAAACCAATTAGAAACCCAGTTAGGATTTTTAAACGAGGACGAAGATTTTGATATTTTATCGTTTAACTTTGAAATGTTATCTCGTAATCTTGTTGGTAGAAAGTTTGCAAGTGCATTAGATAAGACAACACAAGAACTGTATAGTGGTAAGTTAGGTCAGAAGCTTGACGATGAAACTTATGCAAAAGTATTAGAAGAAGGTGCTAAAATAGCTAAATTGAACGTTCATTATGTAGAACATTCAGGAACAGTAGAGCAAATCGAAAATACTATCCATAATTTTATTGGAAAAGCTCTGGAGAAAGATCCAAACAGAGGTCTTGTTGTTTTGTTAGACCATACTATCCTTGTACAAGGTAAACAAGGTGAATTAGAGAGAATTGTTCTTGGAGAATTAATGACAATGTTTAATAGATTAAAGAAACTTTACAAAATAGCATTTGTAGTTTTAACTCAATTGAACAGAGATATTGAATCTTCAGATAGAATGACTGATCCTCATCGTCATTTTCCACTTAGAAAAGATGTATTTGGAGGTGATATGGTTTATCAGTTTTCAGATGTAGTAATGGTTTCTATGAATCCAGAACAAATGGGACTACAAAGTTATGGGCCTCACGGGTGGCCTGTAGCTGGTTATGTATATTGGCATTTCATAAAAGTAAGAGAGGGTGAACCTTGTGTTGCTCAAATGAAAAACATGCTGAAATACAGTAGAATTGAAGAACCCGAACATCCTATGCAAGTAACAAAACCTAATAATGGTTATGATATGAGCAAAGTTTAAAAGTATTTATTAACCAATAAAAATAGAGAGTATGGCTACATTAGTCCAAGTGCTTGGTGAACCTGGTACAGGTAAAACCTTTTCAATGCGCAACTTAGATCCAGAAGGTGTTTTATACATCAATGGTGATAAGAAAAACATGCCTTTCCGTGGGTGGAAAGCAAAGTACAACAAAGAAAATCGTAATTACGTATCTACTTCAGATATTTCTATGATTATGACTTTGTTGAACAAAGTTAATACCGATCAACCTCACATCAAGGTTATCGTTATTGATACTTTAAATTCTATTATGTCTGATAAAGAAATGTCAGAAAGAAAGAAGAAAGGTTACGATAAATGGATGGATCTTGCTGGAGATGTTTACGATTTATATCGTTTAGTAGCTTCGTTAAGAGAAGATTTAACAGTTTTCTGCATTGCTCATACAGAAGATTACTTAGGTAAAGACGGTATTCCAAGACAAAGATTGAAAACAAACGGAGCTAAGTTAACTAAGTTAAACTTAGAAGGTTTAACAACTTACACGTTGTATGCGGCAATTGTCAGAGGAGAAGGAGAAGTTACTTACTGTTTTGAAACTCAAAACAATGGTTATAACACAGCTCGTTCACCAGAAGGAGTGTTCGAATCGTTTCAAATACCTAATGATCTTGCAGCAGTAGACAAAGCAATCAGAGATTACGAATTAGGAGAATAATTAATTAATTACAAATTTTTAAAAATAAACATATATGTATAGTTTAGATCAATCAGTACAAGAAGAATCGAATAATTACTTTTCAGTAGGTATTCATGAAGCAGTAACATTAAAAGATATTTCGTTAGAAACAGCTTCTAATGGAAATCCGTATTTAAAATTTCACTTTGAAGGAGATAAAGGTGAGCAAGTATCTCACACAGAATGGCCAATCGCAAGTGATGACGCTAATTTTGAGAAAAAAGTTAAAAACTTCTTAATCAGAATCAAGCACATCTGTACTAAGTTTGTACCTGCAGAGGCTGTCAACATCTCTGCACCGACATTCGAGGATTTTGCAAACCAAGTTATTGCAATGGTTAAACCAAATATTCACAAAACAAAATTGAGAATTAAATTGGTTTACAATTACAGAAACTATGTTTCAATTCCTAAGTATGTTCCATTTGTAGAGGCTATGTCTGTTACATCTGACAAATCAAGATTGAAAATCGATCCAGGATTTGACAAAATGGAAAAAGAAGATGGTGATGATCCAAAATTGGGTAATGGAGCTGCACCAGCTACTCCAACTGCAGGAGCACAAGCACCTGGAGCACCAGATGATGATATGCCTTTCTAAAAGAGCATTCTAATTATTAATAAAAGAGTGTGGCAAATGTCACACTCTTTTTAATTTAAAGATATGTACGATACTAATAATTTACTATCCTTTGACACTTTATTACAAAATGTAGAGCCATATCAGATATTTAGTTATTACTTGGGGAAAGATATAAGACTTAGTAAGGCAATGCAGAGCCCACTAAGAAAAGACTCTAATCCAAGTTTTGCTCTACATATTTCTAAAACTGGTTATTTGTATTACAATGATTGGTCTACTGGAGATTGGGGAGGACCAGTGCAATTTGTTAAGAAATTATTTAACTTACCAGATCTGTACTCGGCTGCATCTAAAATAAATTATGATATGGGCTTAGGTTTGTATGATGATAGGATGAGAGGTGATTCTCCTGAAAAGTATCATGGATTTAAAACACAATTTAGTCAGTCAGAGATTGAACTAATTGCAAAAGAAAGTTCTATTGATATTAAAATCAAGCAAAGAGAATGGTCTGAAGAAGACTTGGAGTATTGGGCTCAATTTGGTATCACAAAAGAAATACTTGTTTATTACAATGTATTTCCATGTGAAAAAGTGTATGTTAATAAGACAATAATATACGTTGAAAATAAACGGGTGTTTAAACCTGCTTATGCTTATGTATATTTCAAAGACGGAGAGTACTCTTATAAGATATACCAACCTTTAACTCCAGAGTCTAAATGGATTTCAAATGTAGATTTATCAGTCTTACAAGGATGGGATCAAATGCCTAAAACAGGAAAAACTTTGATAATTACTAAGTCTCAGAAAGATGTTATGACTCTTTTTAGCTTAGGAATATCAGCTGTAGCATCACAAGGAGAGTTAATAGGAGTGAAACCTCATATCTATCAAGATTTAAAAGAGAGGTTTAAATTCATATACTTTTTAAATGATTTTGATAAAGCTGGTGTTATAGGTACTAAAAAACAAAAAAAGTTAGTTCCTGAAATTAAATACTTTTTCTTACAAACATTTGACACTAAGAAAAATGGTTTTAAAGATGTGAGTGATCATAGAAAAGGACATACTGCTTTACAAACTGTAGAGCATTTAAGAAATTGTTTAACCCGCTGGAATCCCCAGCAATAAAAATATAGAAATGGGATATACACATTATTGGGATAGACCTATTAAATTCAACGAAAAAGATTTCGAAAAATTTACAGGAATGTGCCACAAAATAATAGAAACATGTAAACCTACAAGTCCAGTTGGAGGGGTTTATTATAAAGGAGAAGAAGTCAAAATAGTAGGTGTAAATTCTAAAAAAGATTCTAAGCCAGATATATCTGGGGCACACGTAAAGTTTAATGGTGAGGGTGATTTAGGACATGAGGCTTTTATAATTGAAAACAACCCAGATCTTGTAGATGCTTTTGGGTTTTGTAAGACAAATAGAAAACCATACGACATTGTGGTAGTAGCCTGTTTAATAGCTTTTAAAAGAGTTTTTGGTACTGCTGTAAGTATTAGTTCCGATGGTGGATTTGAGAATTGGAAAGATGGAATAGAATTTTTTAACGCTTGCTTTCCAGATGATATTGTGCATGAAGGAGATGTACATAGCTGGATAAATAGATAAGGTATGTCAAAAATACTATACACAGCAACAATACCTAAGTTTAAAACTCACGTTAAGCAAAGTGCTAACAAATGGAAGAAAATTAATGGACAATCTATTTATACAGGTGCTCATCATAGAGTGAGACATTTGTTTATGGAACAGATTCATTCTTATTTAACCATGTTTATATCTCCTATAAATGGGATGTTAACAGAATACCCACTTGAGATCAACGTTAAAATTTACGCTCCTATAAATTATGGAGATGTAAAGAGACTTAGAGGAAAAATAAGTTGGAAAAAACCAGAACCAGGGTATGAACCTTCGTGGGACTTGGATAATTTTGCTTGGATTTGGATTAAAGGAATGCAAGATGTTTTACAAAAACAAAAGGTGTTACCTGAAGATACAGTTAAGCATATTAGAAAAGTAAGCTACGAGTTTATTCCAATAGAAGAATTAGAAGACAGAAAGATGGAGTTAATGATTTGTACAGCAGATACTTATTGGACTTCTTTCTGGAAAAAATTATTTACTAAAATTACACCAAATGGAAATCAAAAAACCCTTGATCTTAATTGATGGAGATATTATTGTGTACAGAGCAGCTTTTGCTTGTGCAGAAATGTCGGACTGGAAAGATGTAAAAGATTACATTTTAAAATACATGCAAGAAGTTACTAATGATTTAGATTCTACAGAATACATAGGATTTATTCAAGGAAGTAAAAACTTCAGAAATAACGTAGCTACTACCTCTGAATATAAAGGTAACAGAAAATCTACTTCAAAACCTTTTTGGTATCAAAGTGTTAGAGACCATTTAATACAAGCGTACAAATTTGTACTTGTAAACGGAATGGAAACAGATGACGCTCTAACTATTTTACACAAAAGGATTAAAGATAGAGAAACTATTATCTGCAGTGTGGATAAAGATTTGCTACAATCACCTGGAAAACATTATAATCCAACTACAAAAGAACTTGTTCTTTCTACAGAGGATATAAGTATGAAGCTGTTAGCTACTCAAGTTATAACAGGTGATTCCACTGACAACATTAAAGGACTACACAGAGTCGGTCCTAAAAAAGCAGAGGCTATATTAGCTGAAGCTCAAGACTCTGGGGATTATCTGCCTTTGGCTTTTCAAGCCTATTTGTCTTATTACTTCAAATTAAAAGAGAAGGATAAATTAGACATAACAGATTCAGAATTGTTTTTGAAAGCTTCAAAACATTTCGCAGAAACTTATGAATTAGTGTTTTTACTAAGAGATATGAGTGAAGAAGATTTCCCTACGCCAGAAATAAATGATTTGTTAAACATTGAAAACCCATTAATACATGGAGCAGGAAAAAAATCTGAAGGGACTATCGAAACTATCTTTGATTGATTTATCAAAGATAAAAGCAACAAAAACAACTGATTTCTTATTGCCTTTATTAGGCTTTACTAAAAAGTTTTATGAACCTTATTTAGTAAATGCCTACTTAGGTGATTATGATTTAAACGGTTATGAAGAAAAGAGGATATACATTGTTCTCAGTAACCATGACATGAGTACAAAGCACATGAGAATAGAAGACGGTTTGAAAAACATGTTAGAATTTGTCGATTTTTACGACATACTGGATGGTCAAATGTCAGTCTTTATTATGAAAGTGCCTGAAACTTTTGAAGAAGATTATTCCAAGTTTTTACTTGGTAAATACTCTGAGTTCTCTGAAGAAGCGAAAATCGCAGTTCTGAAAGGAAGATCAGAGAACAGCTCAATGCCTTTAATATTTAGAAAAGACTCTAAGTTAAAAGAGTATTGGGAAGAAAAAACAGGTTCTACAATCCCAGATGGATTAGAAGTATGGCCTGTAATTAATATAGACAACGAATTGCTCTATAAAGAAAAATTTATTTTAAAAACAGATTAAAAATTATATTATGTACACTATTGGAGATCCTAAAAAAGCTCAAGGAGCAAACCCACAAGCAGTAATGCCTTTTGAAGAAACAGCAGTTGAAGATGCTGTAATAGTTGAAGAAAAAGAAGAAGAAGTCGGTAAAACTGTACCAACTCCTTCCCAACCTCAGCAACCACAACCTCAAGCACAAGCTGCTGATTTAGGTATGTTTGGGAATATGTTTAGCCAGTCTATCGAGACTATTATTAAACAAAAAGCTGAGGATATGAGACCAGAAGTGGTTTCAATATTAAAAGCTGAATTGCAAAAATTAAAACCTACAAATGTTAGGATTACAGGTAGAAAAGGAACTGGTGTTGTTGAAGGATATACACATAAACATTTTCGTGAAGCTGTTTTCTTATCAGAACAAGAAAGACAGTTAATGATGGTTGGACCAGCAGGTTCTGGAAAAACTACATTAGCAAAACAAATAGCAAAAGCTTTTGAAATACCGTTTACTTCTATATCTTGCTCTGCAGGTATGTCTGAAGCACATTTATTAGGTAGAATGTTGTTTGATGGAACTTATGTACCATCTGATTTTATTACTGCTTATGAAAATGGTGGTGTATTCTTATTTGATGAAATAGATGCAGCTGACTCTAATACTTTATTGGTTGTAAATTCTGCGTTAGCAAATGGATATGTATCTGTTCCAAATAGAAAAGATAAACCACACGCTCAAAGACATGAAGATTTCATCTGTGTTGTAGCAGGTAATTCTTGGGGACATGGTTCTGCTGCTTATCAAGGTAGGGGATCTTTAGATGCTGCATTCTTAGACAGATTTTCTGTTGCTAAACTTAATCTTGATTACGATGAATCTTTAGAGTTAGAACTTGGTGATTCTCAAATAGAAGTGGTAAAAAGAATGCACCAAATAAGAAAAATCGTTACTTCTAACAGGCTGAAAAGAATTGTATCTACAAGAACTATTGTATCTGCAGTTCGTCAAGCAGAAGCTGGTCGTTCTATGGCTCAAATTGAGTCTGTATTTACTACAGATTGGGCTGAAGATGATAAACGTAAGATAAAAAAGTAACAGAAGATGAAGCTAAATTAGGGGCTACATCTTGAGGTGTATTTGAAGCTATGGAGAAGATGGGTAATGTATATCATTACCCTTCTCCTTACTTCGGTTTAAAATCCTATACAATTTGACAATAAAAAAATATGATTGAATTTCAACCAGCAAAAGGGGATTTAGTATTAGATAAAATACCTAAAACACCTCAATTTTATAACGAAATAGATTCAAAAAGATCTTATGTTTTCAGAGATTCTAAGGATATTATACATGAATTTACAGAATTTGATTCATTGTATCATATAATCTCTACTGTGGAATCTCTACACGATAACCAAGATTTAAAAGGGTACATTAGAAACAATAATCCAGATGGTGAAAACGATGATTATCGTTATTCAGAGAATAACGAATGGACTTACGGAACTACTTATCCAAATAGATTAGCTACTATGGATGCTTTATTAAGCTCAAAAGTAGAAGATACCATGTGGATAGCTATTGATAAACTTAGAAATTCTTTATTAAAAGATAAAGATATTCAAAGATTAATGGAGCTTGCTCCTACTATTAAAAAGACAAGAAAGTTTGGTATGTCTGGTGATGAACTCTGTATAGATAGAGTATTATCTGGAGATCCTCAGCACTGGCAATATACAACAAAAGGTAGAAAAAATAATGTGGTTAGAATTGCATTAAATATTTCTATGTCCGCTGGTAACAAAGCAGATTCATTTTTAAAATTAGCTGCTGTTGCATCTGTTGCTGCTGATTTAGTAAGTAAAGCTGGTGCAGCATTAGAATTTACAATGATTGCATTTTCTTGTAACGTATGTAGAGACGATGAAAATCCTTATAGAGACGAGAATGGTAATACTATTGGAAAGTACACTCGCCAAAGCGTTTCTGGATACTTAGCTCCAATTAAAAAAGCAGAAGAACCTTTTGAGTTAACAAGGATTGCTTCTTTAGGTATTCCTGGATTATTTAGACATTACATATTTTGTTTAAAAACAGCAATAGGATCTACAAAACCATCAAGGGGATTAGGAAGTTCTTATACTACATCTCCTGATATTTTAAATAGATTTGGTTTAAAACATGTGATAGAATTAAAACATGCTGATAGCCAAAGTAACCAGAAGTTATTTTTAAACGACATATTTTCTGAATTAGCAGGTGTTAATGTAGAAGATATGGAACCAGCGTAATTATGATAGAGGGATTCGAAACAGAAACAGCAGAGCTTACAGATTATGAAAAAGATACTTTATTACCATTATTGGTAAAAGGATTGAACAGTAAAATTGGAGTTGAAAATGCTATTACTAATGGTCAAATAGTTAAGTCTATGACTGAAAAAGGATATAAAATATCAAGTGTTAGAGTACGTAAGATAATTAATTATATACGTATTAAACACTTGGTTTATAACCTTGTAAGTAGTAGTAAAGGATATTACCGTTCTACTGATCCTGAAGAAATAAGAAAGTATGTAAAATCATTAATGCAAAGAGCTACTGCAATTGAAGAAGTTGCTAAAAGTTTTATTGTATGAGTAAAAGTAACAAAAACTATTCATTCGCTATCATTGCACTAAGGTACAATGGTAGCGAACCTGTTTATAAGAAAGTAGTGTTATTTAGTAGTAACACACATAAAAAAAGCAAAAGAGCTAAATTCTTGGATGACAAATTGAAGGAATATGGTGAAACATTTCAATTAAGTTATGAAGATATAGTAATTGAAACTTATGATCCTAATGTTATAGATATTAATCTATGGGAACTAAGAAAATTTACAAGTATAATACGTATTAATGGATATTATGTATTCTTCGAAACAAACAATTATTATTTTGTATCTACAGAGGCTGACTATACTAAAATATTCAAGGTGTCAAAAGAAGATAGTATATTAAAACAATAAGGGAGGTAACTAATTTGTTGCCCCCCTTTTGCTTAATCAAGACGATTTATTTCCAAAGCATGTATTTAAGCCTATCTTCTGGAGCAGTCATTGCTCTACCCTCTTTAAGAATAGGTATCATAGCCTCTAAATCTTTTAATATTTTTAAATCTCCTTTGTTGTATAAACCTGTATCACGCTTATACCTTGGAGCTCCGTCACCAAAAGCAGTACCACCAATTACTTCAAAGGTACTTCCAAAAAGTCTTATAATTCCTTCAACTGTACTCATAGAAGCTGATGGTGATTTTAATATTTTAAGTCCTTCTATTGGATTTGCATACATGGTCATCTCTCCATATAATCTATGTAATTGGAATAAAGACATATTTTCAATCCAGCTTCTTTCCTCATCTTCATCATCCAATCCTGCCAACATAGCTATTAATGAGAACACAGCCAATGTAGTCACTAATTCAGCCTTAGTTCTACGCATGTTTTTACCTTCAAAAGATTCTAATTGTCCTTTTTCTTTCTTGTAAACATCTCTTAATCCCATTATACCTACATCGTGAGCTTTAACTCCTCTGTATAGTTTTCCTAAAAACTTAATAGCTGTTATATAATTTCCTTCTTCAAATTCTTCTAACCTCTGATTATAACGTTTATCGCCATATCTTCTTTTAAATGAAGGATACAACCATTTTCTAAATAAAATAGCCATACGACCAGCCCAGGTATGTTGAGCGTTAATTAAATCTTGATTATTATAAACACCGTGTAATTTTTGACTTATTTGTTTTAATCTTTGACTGTGTTTTATGACATCCTCTGTAGATACATCAAAATTATCTTTGACTTTTAATTCTCCATCAACTTGTTCAAAGGCATCTAAAAGAGTAGCTTCATTACCATTTTTGTCTTTAATTTTCTGTCCTTTTAAATAGGCGTACATCAAAGTAGTTTGTATTTCATGCTCACCACCTTTTTGCATAAAAAATGCAGCATCCGAACTCATCATTCTTTTCCACATTTTATTACCTTTCATAGCTCTACCGTACTCATCATATTCTTGAAGAGCGTCAAATAGTTCTACTAATTGTCCACCCATACTTTCTGGCATCTTTTTATTTACATCCGATATAAAACCAGACATATTAGCAAGATATTCTTTTTGAGCTGATACAAAATCTTTCTTAGTAAACCATTCTCCAGCATGGGCTTCTACAAAGTTCATTGTTTTACCCATTGTTAAATTCGACATTCCAGAAAATAAATTCAAAGCAAGTGATCTAAAACTACTGTATTTGTTTATAGCGTCTGCTAATTTAACTTTAGGTATTTTTTTACCATTAATTACTATGAAATCTGTATTCTTAACTTGACCATAAACAACCATGTCCAAGAATAAATCAAATTGTTTGTACAAATTAGTAGTGTTTCCATCTACATCTTGACTTTTATCTTCTTTATCACCAAAAATCTTTGAAGAATCCAAGATTGTTTTTCCTCCAGAGGTTTTTGATACTTTTCTATCTGCTAAAATAGTTTTCAAAACTTCTAACTCATGTACAATACTGTTCATTTGAGCATTATTAATAGTCATACCACCAAATCGTTGTAAACTATTACCTAAATCATACGAAACATCTTCTGCACTTATTTTACCTTCACCCTCACCTATCGGAGCATGGAATAGAACTGGGACATATTTATTAGAACTTGATTCTAAAGTATCACCGAAACCTACATCATCTAATTGAAGAGTAAATGTATCTAATAATGCTTCTTTTGCAGCTTTATCAGGTCTTAAACCCATGGCTATTTTCTCTTTTCCTGTTTGTCGGATAGAAGGAAGCCATAATCCTTTTTTATATTGAGCAGGTAATCTTTTTTGAAACTCAAAATACTTAGTTGCAAAATAATTGTAAAATTCTAAATCCTTAGAACCTTCAGCAAATCTACTAACAGCTTCTTTTTTACTTATTAGTCTCCCTGTTGTATTTCCATTCTCATCTTTTTCATAGAAAATTTCATAAAGTTTTTTAGGGTTTCCTATATCAACACCTTGCTCTTTTCTGTGTTTTTCAAAAGCATTCACTTTTTTAGTAATTTCTTGTTCAAAAGTAAGTGTTTCTAATCTTCCTTTTTCTTTTGTAGTATTAACAAGTTTTGTAGCAAGTGCTATAATTTCATCTGGAGACTCAGCTAAAACCTCAACCCATCTTTGCCATGAACGTACATCTTTTTTACCTTTGATTAATTGAGCTCTTATATCTTCTTCTGATAAAGTAGTGTTTGTGTTAAGCTTACTTAAAGCTTTAGCAAGTAATGGAATACCTAATTTTTTATACTGTAAATTAAGTGTTGAATGTAATCCTACGATAGATTTTTTAAATCTTTCACTTTTTTCTGGATCCATTACAGCAGCAAATTCTTCTGTACCCTCGATTTCCTCAATCAATTGTCTTAAAAACTCACCATCATACGCAGCGATATACTCTGAATAACGAAGAATTTCTTTTGCTGTGTACTCTCCAGTCTCAAGCATAGTTTTGAACTTCAAGTTCACACTAAGCATATCACTTTGAGCTTTCAATAAAAACTTGACAATAGCTGTTTTTGCATCTTCTCCACTAAGTAATTTTTGAAGATGCTCTAAATTCTCTTTTATATTTTGAGCTTTTTTATCATCAGCAATAGCTGTTTTAGATATTTGGTCTATTTTTAATTGAAGTACGTTTTTAGCTTTATCAATAAGTTTTTGAGTAGATAACAAAGCATGTTTAGCTTCTTCATCTTCTTCAGTAGTATTTTCTTCTACATCTTCGTCTCCATCATCTTTCCCTAAGTCAAAATATACTTGGTCTTTTCCAGATAGGTTACTTATAGATAAACCAGTAGTATCTCCACTAAGAACACCAGACGCTAATTCACCATAGACTGACTCTACTTCTTTGTACAGAGCTTTTACATCTGCTCTTTTAAACAATTGTTTAATCCTTTCCCAAATACGTTGTATGGTACTTAGAACAGATTGATTTTCATTTTGAGATTGGAACTCAGATACAAGATGTTTACCGATAAGTTTACCTACAGTTTCTGTAATTAGCTTTTCTTTATCATTTTTGTAAACCTCACCGTATTGTTCTTTTACTGCTTGAAATTCATTTGTTTTTTCAGCTAAAGAACGCAGTCTCTGAATTAATGGGTTATCTTTTCCAAGTAATTCGTATATGAAGTGACCTACTTCTTCTGGTAAAGTGTTTAAATCTGCTTTACCTTGTGAAATAAGTATTAATTTCTTAGCCATATCAGCAGCTCCAGATGCATCTAAACCAGTTTTTTCTACTAAAGATGAATATGCTTCAACCGTAATTCCAAATGGTGCTAAAAACGAAATTAATTTTTGCTCTAATTCTAAGTTTCTTTCCTTAGCAGCTTCTTTTCTAACTTCATGTACTACATCATTTTCAGACTTAATATCTAAAGCAATTTTGTACTGAGTATCAGAATGAATTGTAAGTTCTTTAAACCCATCTAAAGCAATATCGATTCCTTTAGAATGCATTTCAGCAGTGTATCTACGCCTATCTTCAGCAGTTGGAATACCTTTTATACCATAATAATCTGCAACAGTTTTCATAAATTCTGTTGGATTTTTATATACTTGGATATTCTCTGAATTAACAATAACAGGATGTACGTGTCCAAATTGTTCAGCATACGATCTATCTGCAGTAAGGTAAATTCCTCCACCTAACTTAGCAGCTCTATCGCCTTTGTTATATTTATATTTAGACACACCAGGTCGATCACCACGATATAAGATCATAGGTTCTCCATTAGCATCTTTTACCTTAGAGTTACCAAATTCTTTTTCAAAAGTTTTGGTTTTAGTTACTACCCATGTTTTAAAAGCCTCATTCTCTCCGAACTCTTTACTTAAAGAGTCGAAGAGAATTGATTTTTTTCCATTAGGAGCATTTACAAAAGTTACATTACAAGCCATATATCAAAAGTAGTTATTTTGAACAACTAAGTCCTAATTCACCATCATCTATTTTTTTATTTACAATATCACCTTCTGATTTAGGCATTATTATATTTATACCTCCTGGTTCACTCATACTATTCAGAGAAACATCTGAGCTACCAGAATATTGCTCAAAATCTATACCTGGAAGTTCTTGTTCTGGATTATACTCATCTTCAAACAAAGAATCATCTGCTGTTTCTTTTGATTTTTTAGGAGTAGTTTTTTTAGGTTCTACTACTTTAAAATCATTGTTATCTGGATGTATAGAATCTGGATTCTCTTTAGTAGGATATACTTCAAAGAATTTGTGCTCTTCCCCTAATGGAGATATAACTTGATACTCAGCATATCCTTTTATAGCATCTACTATTTGAGATTGTCTCTTATATAATCTCCATTTTTTATTTTCCGTATCCCACATTTTAATGTAGTAAGGGAATCCAGCTGGAGATTTTAGTTCTGCTTTTACAAGATCACCACTTTTTCTTTGTATGTTAAATAAATTAGCAGCATTGTCTGATGAAACCCCAAAAGTATGTGGGAATTTTTTCTTACCAGTTATACTTTCAGCCTCTTTAGTTACATCTAATTTATTAGCTCGTAACGAAACTGATTTTAATAGTTTATCTGCTTCAAATCTATTACGTATAATTTGGTCAACCATATTATATTGTCCTGATATATCACCTAAAGCATCATCATTTTTTGTATCTACAGCGTATGCAGTAAGGTGTTCATTAGCGACATTTTCAAAAGCTTCTAATTGATCTGCAATATATTTAGAAAGACTTCCTAATGATTGTCCATCTTCATTTAAAGTTAAATCTTTCCATAGTCTTACTGGAAATAAATCGATAAATGTATTAGGTCCATTTTGGAAACCTGATGTTACAATTCCATACTGAATAATTCTACGCATATTTAAAGAAAGAGCATCTACAGCTTTTTGCTTTTCTACAGCTGACAAAGTATTGAATTTAGGATAACTTGATTTTAATACTTTTTCAGGGTAGTAAACAAGCTCTTCAAATGCATCTACAAAAGATGATTTAGTCTCACCACTGTAAGAAGCAGTATTATTAAATTTCAACATTTGTAGTGAATTTCTTGAGTTGAAATTATCCGAACTAACCATACTTAAAAAAGTATTGTTTTGTAGATTGTATTTCTTTTTAAGAATATCAATTTGTTTTGCTGTTGAACGCTTAATATCAAATAGTTTTCTTTTTATAACATCTTGATCAGAGTCACTCATCATGTATTTTTGTACAGGTGAGTCTTTACCAAACATAACGTATGAGAATATATCCGAATTAATTTTGTTCAATAAGTCTTTATCTCCAATGTATCCATCTTTTTGATGTGTACTGTAAGCAATACTGTCTTTGATAATAGAAAATACCTTAGAATTGTAAGGCATAAATTCAGAGATTATATTTTCAGCACCAAGTATAGCTTCATCGTAATACGCTTTAATCCTTGGAACAGCTGCATCCTCTGTATAGAGATTGTTAACCGTTATCGCACCTCTTCCTTCTTCTACATAAGTTTTATTATTTTTCCAGATTTCTATATCTACAAGACCACTCATTTGTGTGAATCTATCTGGAGACATCATTTTATTAGTTTTTGCTAAATCTGTACCTGCTTTATGATACTGTACAAAATCTAATAATACTTGTTTTTGGTACATCAACTCATCTTCAGACATTTCATCTAAAGATTTTGTAGCTTTTAGAACTGCTTTTAAATTTTCTGGAGTTATTGTAACTCTGTTGTTTTCAGCAGCGTCATAAGAAAGTTCTTTCCCTGTTCTACCTACTTTAGGTAAATCAAATCTTTCTGCTACTTCTGCTGCTAAAGTAGTAATGTAAGCCCCATCAGTTGATAAATTATTAGCATTAGTTAATTCTCTGATTATTGGTTGATTAATCAAATCTACAGCAATATCATTATTATAACCAAGTCTGTTTAAATAAGCTACTACGTTTGCAGTAAATGTATTTATATTCAAAGAACCAGTAATAGGATCTTTAGCATTATCTAACGATGCATTTTGATTCTCATTTGTATAAATAGAACGAAGGACTCCATCAAATCCATATATTCCTGATAAATCATTTGCTTGATTATCTTTAGTACCTATTTCCTTACCATCTTGGTCCACTGTTTTAATGTAAACTGGAGTAGATGTTGCAATAGAAACGTCTTGCGCTATCGCTTGTCCTACAGAGTGTGATGAGAAAATACCTACCAATGCTTTAGCATCTTTGTTTACCATCTCTAAGTGCATGTCTGTATAACCAGATGAGAAATTAAATGTACTTGTTTTCTCAAGTAAGTTGTAATCACCATACTCCTCCATCTTATTAGGATAAGTAGCTGAATCTAAAGGATTTACAACCTCTTTATTATTGTGTTTAGAAGTTAATATACCAAATCTTGTAGCAAATAAAATGTTTTCTATTTGTTTATCAGATAATGCATCAGCACTTTTTGTACCTTCTACCATTTTTTTCAAAGAGTTTTGAAACGGTACTTTTTGAATCCCCTGTTTTAAATTTAAAGAATCAAAAATATCTGATAAATATTTCTCAGTACTAACTATTTTATCTTTAGAAACATTATTTACTACTTTATCAATGTTTTCTTTCCAACTTTCTAATCCTTCTACAGAGTCTCCTCTTTCTTTCGCTCTTTTTATAAAAGTATTTTTATTAGTAGTAATTACTTTATCAAAATCACTTTGAAAGTCTTTAAGAAACATCATATCTGAAACCATTAAAGTGCTTCCGTCTTTTTTAGCCTGTTTTTTAGCTTGTCCCCAAACCTTTTTCATAGCTTTTTCAAACAAAGCTTCATTTTTAGGATCTTCTTTTCTCCATTTGTTTAAAGAAACACTTGATCTTTTACCTTCTGGTAATCCTAATAACTCTGCTACTTTTGGTTTAAAGTCTGTATCAAAATCTAAAACATCTTGTCTATTTTTTCTTAAAGTAGATTTTCCTAATCCTGGATGTCCCCAAATTATAGAATGTTTTTTATTTTGTAAAGCAGGATAATACAAAAACATCTTATCGACATCATAATCTGAACCAGTTTGCGTCACAATCTCATGTGGCAACATAATCTGACCTTTAGATGTTGGAGGTAATATTCTTTTTACTATTAAAGGTAACATAGATGATTTACCTTGTGTAGGGATACGGTATCCAATAATTTCTAACACAGATTTATCAGGCATTTTATCATGGTCTATAATACCGTTTTCATCAGCATATTCCAAAATACCTAATTTCTCTGCTTCTTTATAGGAGATGGCGCACTCAGCAGCTTTCATATCTCCGTTCTCAAACGAATAATACTTCAACCTGTTTTCAGTATCATCACCGTACTCAGCTACTTGTACTGCGGCATCTCCTGGTAATCTTTGAGTAAGAACTCTTGATTTATATAAAGAAGCTAATGCGATTTCAAATTTCTTAGCGTAAGCTGGGAAAGATAAAGGCATTGCAAAAGAATAATCTCCTGATTCTAATTGCTGTATTTCTAAAGCGATACTGTAATTATCTGGTAAATCTCTTGACTCAATTTGTTCTATAAGTAATTTTTGAACCTTTTTCAAAAACTCTAATTGGTTTTCTCTTGAGTTACTTTTACCATTCGCTAAGTATTTATCGTACCCTAAGTCCTCTCTAAGTTTTTTAGAAGCACGTTTGATTTTCTCTACATATACAGAGTTGGAAACAGACTTTATTTGTTCTGTTGTCATAGCTTCCATTCCTTCTACTGTATTGTACACAGCACCTGGATCCATATTAGAAGTAATCAATTTAACAAATTGAGAACCGTCTTTTGGATCAGTACCTTTATCAGTTGGTAAAATAAATGGACTTCTTTCATTCTCTGAATAGATAGTCTGAAGAGTCATGTTAGATAAATAAGATCCATCTTGAGAATAAGTATTTACACCTGACTTACCTACTTTTACAGCAGACTCCATATTCACTACATCTATAGGATCCATGTTAGAAAATTCACCAGTAGCTTCCATTCTTTGACGTAATTTATCTAAAGATGGAACTTGCTTAGTCATACCAGCGTATAAAGGAACAGTAGAGTGTTTAATTTGTTTAAACGACACTCTTTGTAATGCTACATCGTATTGTTTTCCCCAGTAAAAAGTTTTTAATGGTTTTAGTGCAAGTTTATTTACCCAGTCTGGCCAAGAAGATACTGGAACTTCTTTTTTCCAATACTCATTATATGCTTTTTCGTGAGAGTGTTCTCCTTCCATAGTCCAATCACCTCTACTCATCATTGAATGACGGTGAGCTTCAAGAGTTGTGTATCCTTGTGCATCAGCAGAATTACTTCCTTTACGATACATTCTAACTATTTTGATAGCATCTTTCTTCTCTGTAGATAGAGAAGAAGTAGATTTTTTCATTCCATCTTCTGTAAGGTATGGTTTTGCCCAATTAGACTCACCAACTAAATTTTCAGCGATATTAACTGCAGAATCTACAGACATAGAAGTTTCTATATCTTTCATAATAGCCATGGACATCTGCTTAGGTTTTCCGTACATTGAGTCTATTACATGATCGATACCTGGGGTAATAGTTTGGTAAGAACGTTTACCAGCATCTGTTACAACTGATAAGAACTCACCTTTAACACCATTGAACTCAGCATCATTTGATATATCTGCAGTTTTTGTTTTATACAGAGCTAAATCCCCCATTTGGAATTTGTTTATTTCTGTTCTCCAAACAAGTTCGTTCATTAAAAATTCAGAAACTTGGTCATCTATCTTGTTTACTTGCTCACCATCTATAGTTACAGAAGTACCTCCAAAAGAATCTACCTTTACCATATCGGTATAGTAAATACCGTCTTTTTCAAATAAGACACCAGCTTTAACCATTCTATTTTTACCACGTAGAACTTCTCTATCTAAAAACGCATCTAAGGCTTTGTTAACTTTTGCGTAGTTTGTTTCTGTAGAGATTTCTTTTAAGCTTCCATCTGTGTTAAACAATCCGTAAGTAGAGAAGTTTAAATCAGGTATAGACATAAATTTCAATCCATTAGCAGCTTTTCTATTTAAAGTACCATCTGGATTAGTTCCTTTATAATGTAGATTTTCTACTAACTGGTCATCTCTTAAAGCTTCTGGACCGAACAATTGTTCCTGAGTAAGTCTAATACGAGCAGCTTCTTGCATTACATTTCTTTTCAAGACATGTTTTGCAGCTTCTTTTACATATTTTACTCCAATACCATTACTAATACTCATCTCAGCAGGTGCTTTAGCATTTTGTAATGTAGGAACTTTCATGTATAAAGACCTTCCTTTATCTGCTTTCGTACCCATACTTATATAAGAGTAACCTGTACTTTTTCTGTTACCATTGTTTGCAAACATAGCCATACGTGTTAACCATGCTTGTTTTTCTATCATTTGGTCAAAAGAAGTACCTTTTCCTTTTTCTTTATCCTTAGCAGTATCAAGTTCGATTATATCAAACTCTTCTCTCATCTTAGGATTATTTTTTAATAACTCAAAAAATAGAGAACCATGTACTCCTAAATTACCATCTGGATTGTAGAATACATCTTTAGAATATGAGTCTTCCCACATCTTTTCGATATTTTCTACTGTAGAAACATCTTGTTTAAATTTAGAAATATAAGAGTTTAAGTTTATAGAATAAACCATTTTACCCTCACCATTTACAAATGAACCAGTGTATAAATCCGTAGATACATCTTTAACTAATTCAGCTATTTTAGTAATTGTTTTTAACTGACCTTTATTCTGAGTAGAAACGTATGGATCAACTCCTTTTCCAGATTTTATTTTTTTAGTTTTTACATCATACCCAAGTTCATTCATAATAAATTTGAATTTCCCTTGTACATAAGACTTATTAAAATCTTTTGGAGAATATTTAGTAGCAAGCATTTGAAGTACAGGAGCGTCAAACTCTATACCTATGAAAGAAAACACTTCATTAATTGCTTTGTAATAATCTACTGGATTTTCTTGAAGCTTTTCATTACTCAATGTCTCATAAGAATCAGCCATTTTTTGAAGCACTTCTTTATTAACAGTAGCTGTTTGACCTTGCTCTTCAACAAATAAATTCTTAGCGTTTTTATTACGAGCCCATCCTTCTAATATCTGTTTTAAAACACCAGTACGATTTGTTTCAATAAGTTTCCACTCCATGTTTTCACCTGAAACAACTGTCATAAACTTTAACTGTGTTTTAGACATTACAGCTTTAAACTTATTTTTAAGTTCTGGAGACCAGTTTTGATACTCTGTATATACAGAGGAAATCATTGGGTTCCATGCTGATAACTCTTGTAATTTATCTTCCATCTCAGATATATCCACATCTGCTAACTTACTTGTAAGCATTGAATATACTTTATGAAAATCAATAAAAGTAGGAAGCATTGTAAACTTACTTCTTCCATTTGAAATAGTTTTACCTGTTTTTTTGTCTACTATTGTAGGAGTAGGAACAAAACTTAAAGCTATTTTAACTTCTGATGCTAATGTTTTCTTAGGATCACTTAAAGCAAAGTGTGAATTATGTATTCTTTCAATAGATGTAGATTCGTTTTCACCTTCTTCAACTACTTCTTCACCAAATTCAAGGACTTCATTTTCTACTTTCTTAGCATCGTATTCTGTAAATCCATCTGTTGTTTTTTGTCTTTTTACATTTGAACCGTGTAGTTTTAAACTATCGATTAATAAAGAACCAAACCCAGGATCTGAAACAATACCACCTTCAAATTTATCATTCCATTCAGAGTCTTGTAATGATTTTTCTAAATATCTACCTGATAATGTTTTATTAGCAGTAGGATTTTTAGAATTTAAAAATGTAGTACCTTGTTTTAATAAAATGTCTCTTGTTTCATTAATAGCAGTCCTAACATCTTCTACATACTTATTAGATGTAATCATCTCAGTAATAGAAGTAGCAGTTGTTCTACCATCTGCAATCATTTTAGGTATTACTTTTCTCATCAATGCGTAACGCATTGTGCTTACCATATCATGTTTGAACTCTTCTGTGAATCCTTTTTTTCTTCTAAGTTTAAAATCATTTGGATTAAAATATTGCTTATCCATGATTGATTTTGCTCTTTCTGAAAACGTTACGTTACCATTCTTAATGTTTAAGAATGCTTTATTCATAATAGAATTAGAAAGGTAAACTGAATCTCTGTTCAACATCTGAGAACCTTTTATACGCATCGCTAAAATTGCTTTTCTAATTCTATCAAAGAATTTTTGAATAGCAATTCCTACTTTAGTTTTCTTTATTTTGCCTTTTGACTCTTCAGACTCCATAAAAGTTCTGAATGCTTCGGCCATTTCTTCTTCATAATAAACTTCAGCTAACTCAGCTTCATTTTTATTAGGATATGTAGTTTTTAAATCTTGGTATTTTTGTGAGCGTTTATTTATTTCTCCAAATACTTTTTTAGCCGCTTTCATTAATACTTCTTTTTCTTTAGAAGTAGAAGCTAAATCAAGAACTAAGTGAAAAGCTTCGTGATAAGCAGTTCCTTTTTTACCATCTCTTGCTAAAAACACCATTCCATTTGAATAAGCACCGTATGCTTTTTCTCCTTTTATAAGAATAAATTTAGCTTGAGCCATTGGAGCTAAATGTTCTTCTCCGAATGTATCTATAATCCAGCTAATCTCTGTATCAGTTAAGATGTTCAAAGGATTTTCTTCAAATTTAGACTCAACTTTTCTAAAAACTAAGTCTTCATCATTCGGATCTATATCCTCTGTATTGATTGTTTCTGTACCATCTAACTCTTTTTCTGGTTCTAACTCTTGTGTGTTATTATCAATTTCATTTTGAGTCGGATCTGAATCAATAACATTATCTGTTTCAGAAACTATTTCAATATTAGCAGGTGTAGCTTCTCCATCTGTATTGCTTTCGTTTTTAACTGCATTATCTTGCTGTTCTAAAGCTGTTAATTCAGCATCGTATTTAGCGTTGATTTTGTCTATTTCAGTATGTTCTTTTACATAGATCTTCTCATTTTTATAATCTCCTATTAAATATACAACATCATTAGTAAACACAGGCTTTGTAGTATTACTATTAGTAGTACTTGCGTTATGCTTTAATCCTGCTGTTTTTAAATTAGCTCTGGGTACTACTGCAATATAAGGATCTCCACCTGCTTTTTCTGCAAAATCCATTACCACATTAAAGCCTTTAGTTCCATTTCCAAAGTATATACTGCTATACTTAGGATTATTATTATATCCTTTTTGACTTAAAACACCAGTTTCAGCAGCATTTATAAATCCTTCTTTAGATAAACTTCTATAAGCTAATTGATCATTTATATAATTAGATTGATTTTCAGGTGTTAACTCTACTGAATTTTCTATACTTAACAACTCTACCTGCCTTCTTCTTTTTATATCAGCTTTAGTTTTAGCTTTAGCTACATCCAAACTATCTATATCAGATGTTACTTCTACTGAAGGAGTAACAATTTGAATTTTTTTATTTACTGGAATTAATTGCGCCTTAGAATTTGTAAACTTTTGTCCTGTGCTTAATCCTGTAACATCGGTAGTAAGTATATTCTTACCTTCTAAGTATTCAGAGTATGAATTATATGTTTCTCCAGTAGTGTGGTCAATTGTAGCTGTGTTGCTAACAATATTCTTTTTACTGACATCATAATTTTTACTCATTATAGCATCCTTAATAACTTGTCTGAAGTCTTGTAATGCTTCAAGCATCTCAGGAGTTAAAGTCTTAGGGCTTTTAGGATCGAAATATTCTTGCTTTGGTTTTCCGTCATCATTAAGTAATGGCTCACCATAGTTGTATTCTGGATTACCAGTTGATGATTGGTAAACAGTTGCTAAAAATCTTTCACCATTTAAAGCTTGTCTTAAATTGTTAATTCCTTTATCTCCGAAATCATAAAATCCAATAGATAATATTTGACCACCTACTCTTAATTTTATCTCTCTATTGTTTGCAAAAAATAAAGGTCCATTAGCATTTTCAGAGTCTTCAATATTATGATTAGCTATTGTTCCTACAATACTTTTAATAATAGCTGCTTTATCATTACCTTCTAATTCACTATTTAAAAGAATATTATCTATAATGTGATCTGCATCTTTTTCTGATACTTTTTTAGTTTCTAAACGTACAGGAACTTTATCACCATTAGCAGAAGTAACCATTGCGTAAACTCTACCATCTTCTACTTTTGCTTCATATTCTTTTTCAACGCCATTTTCCGTATAAATAACAGTACCATTACTACCAACACCTAATGTAAAATCTTTTCCAAAAGCACCTAAAACTCCTATTGGATTTTTAGCAGATGAACCATCTGGTTGCTTTTGATTTATAACAAATCCTTTTCCTTTTTTATGTATCATAACTGGTACAGCTCCTGATTCATCTGAATAAACATCAAAGTTTGTCCTTAAATCGGATAACTCTTCTACGCTGTCAGCAGCAATTTTTTGTACTGGAGGACCATCTGGAGTTAAATGAACTGTAATAGGTTGATTATGTTCACCTGCGTCTGGGAATATCTCTTGTCCAGCTTTTTCATGTCCTTGAGGATATACATATTGTCCTTTTTTAAGATAAACTACCTGGTCTTTTTTTGCATTTTCAGGTTTAACCCAGTCTTCAAACGCTAATACTTCGCTTTCTAATACAGGAGTCTCGTTTAAATCTGCTGGAACTATATAAATAGGCTCACCTTTCATACCTTTTGTTAGCAAAGGAACTGGAGCAGATGATTTATCGTATCTAAACTTATCCATTCCAAACCCTTGCCTTATTATAGGCATACCAGTTGTCTCATCCAATTTAACTGGATACCAATATAAAGGAATAGCAACTGCTTTCTCAGCTTCTGTAAGATTGTCTTCTGTTTTTCTTACATACTTAGTAGCTAATTTTGGAATAGGATTACCATTTTCATCAGTAGCTTTTACAAAGAAACCTTTTTCACGAACACCCATCTCGATGTTATTAGAAGTAGGAGTCTCAGGATTATCTATCTGCAGAGATATAAATTGCGTATCAACTGTTGTTACAGCATCTACTGGCATTGCTTGTAACTGAGGTTGCATTTTAGCTTCAGCCTCTTCTTCAATATCTTCTTCTTCTGTAGTTTCAACCTCTGAATCAAGATCTAAAACAGGGGTGTTCTCTAAACCGTACTTAGCAGAATTATCACCTTCTTTTTCAGATAACTGAACGATACGAATATCTTTAGTATCTAACATTGCATCTGGATCAACTCCAGCTTCTTCTAATTCTTTATCTCTTTGTTCTAAAGCAGCTTCCTTATCTTTTAATGCTTGTTCAAAAGATTGTAGTTCTTGTACTCGTTCATTCAGTATCGCTGCTTCAGATGACTTTATATCATCTCCCAGTAAATCTAAGTTATCAGTGATTTCTTTTACTGTATTAGCCTCTTCTAAAAGCATTTTAGTACCATCAGATAATTCTGCTTTTCTTTCTGGAGATAAATTTTCTAATGTTTTATTAGGAACTTTTTCCCCCAAATCTTCTGCAGTAGCAGTAGGCTCTGTTTCTTGTACAGTTATTTTACCATCTTCACTCAGACTTACTGTTGGAACACCTAATATTTCATTTAAACTCTGTTGTCCTTCAGAAGGAGCATTTTGAGTAGGAGCTTCTTCTTTTTCATTTGTTGGAGCTTCTACTTTTTTACCTGGTTGTTTTTTAGCAGCCTCAGCAACTTTTTTAGCAGCTTTAGGTGTTAATCCTAATTCTTGTTTTAACGACTCTGCCTGTGTATCTATATGCTGTAATACTTCAGTTTGAGCTTGTTTTCTTTTATTGTCTAAAGCAATAGTTTCGTTTTTAGAAACCTTTTCTAAAAAGTCATATAAAACATCTAAACGAGAATTTTTCTCAGGATGATTTGATTTCTGTACAGAGTTAATTAATGATTGAATACCATCACGAGTTAAACCATTATCGATTATTTCATCTTGTATTCTTTCTCTAAACGCATCTTCCCTACGTCTTTCAAATCTATTTTTACGAATATCATCTGCTTTATTTTTAGCAGCCCTTTTACCTTCAGATTTTTTAACCATCTGAATATACTCTGAATCTAATTCATTTTGTATTTTAGAATTTTCATCAGCTTCTTTTTCATTATCTCTTTTTAACTTTAAAGCAAAGGCAAAGGCATCATTTTCTAATGCTAATTCTTCATCTGACATAGATGCATACGAAGGAGATAACCCAGAACGTATTTCGTTCATAGCTTTTTCAACTTCTTGTATGTTTTCTTTTGCTTCTTTTGTGTATTTTTTATAATTCAAAGCAGTAGCCCTATTAACTACTGCACTACTTTGTAGTTTAGGAGAAGCAAAACTAAATTTATTATAAGCATCTTCTGTTTCTTCTATAAACTCAATAGCACTTTCAGCTCTTTCTTTATAGTTAGAAGGCATACCTCTTTCATCAATAGCTTCTTTCTCAGGAATACTTGCCATGTGTTTATACGCTGCAAGTAAAGACTCAGTAGTACCGTCTTGCAAACTGTTTTTAACCTGACTCCATAACATATTATCAGCAGCTGCACTTACTTTTGCTTGCGCTTGTTCTATTTTCTTTGTGTCTCCCTCTGCTTCTGCTTTTTCCAGTTCTTTTTCGGCTGCTTTTTGAGCTTCAGCTTTTGTTTTGAAATCCGCTGCAGAAAGAAAAACACTTGATAATGTTCCATTTTTAGCACTGCTTTTCTTTGCCATATTATCAATCTCAGCAATACGTGCTTCTTGTTTTTCAAACTGTTCTAATTCTTGTTTGTACTTACCAGACGCTTTTCTGTACGCCATACCACCAGCTCCTTGACCAATACCACCAATAGCCCCAAGCGTACCAGCTTCCCAGAAACTTGCATCATCAGCATATTTAGCCATAGAATTACCGTCAGCTAACGCTGATAAAAGATTATCCTTACCTCCTCCAGCAATCGCTTTTTTACCTTCTCCTTCAGCTATAAAGTTTATTTGTTCTTCTCCAAATTCTTGTACACCCTCAGCACCTAATGTTCTTAGTCCTGCTTTTGAAAATAATTTTTTAGGGGCCTCAAGTAAAGTTCTTGATGCTAATGTTTGAGCACCAGCACGAGTAAACATACTTGCACCAGTTAAATTCAAAGCAATATTTGCTCTGTTAATGGCAATTATATTAGAAGCGTCATCAGCAGCTTTGGCTTTAGCTTCTTCTTCAGTAGCACCTAAAGAAATATAATGATCTAAATTTTCTTTGTAAACTGTTGAAGCTGACATTACTGCTTCTGTTTGATTCAGAGCTGTAGCTGTAGCTAATGTGGATGTTCCTTTAGCTAATTTTTGTACCCACTTAGCTGCGTTAGCTGTTAATCCAGCAGCACCAGCACCAAACGTAGCACCTACTACAGCACCTTGCGCTGCAAAAGCTCCTATTGAAGCAACTAAAGAAGAACCGTTTTCAAACCACCATGCTGGATCTCCAATATCAAAAGCCTCTCCTGGCTTTTCTCTGTAAATAGCAAAAGAGTCATTCATTGCATTTTTATACTCTTCCATTTTATCTGAAATAGGATTACCTACTTCATCATCTTGATTGTAGTAATCTTCTATATCAACCATAGAAGCCATACCACCTACAAAATCAAATATAGCACCACCCACAGCTCTAACAACCGCATTACCAGCTTGCTCAACTCCACTTTGTCCTTGAGCTCTACGTAAATCTAACTCTTGAGTACCAACCCAAGGTTTAACTTGGTCCATATAATCAGAGTAAGCATCTACATCTATGTCATATACTTTATTTGCGTTTAATCTCGCACCAGCACCTTCTTCGTATTTTCCTGGATTCTTTTTATAATCTTCAAGCTGTGCTCCTCTAAGAGGTAGACCTGTTGAAGGATCTAAAACAGTTTCATTTAAAGCCTCAGAAATAGTTTTTTTCTTTTCTTTTTCACGCTTTGCTGGTCCAGGACCAGGATTAGCAGGAACACTTTTTTGAAATTGTTCTTCTTGTTGTTTACGAAGTCTTTCTAATTCTTGTTCTGAATAAGCTACACCAGTAGCAGGATTGATTGCGCCAGCCCCATAGCCACCGTCTGTATTGAACATTATATTTTCTTCCATGATAATACTTTTTACTAAAAACAGGTAGATCAAAAATACAAAATATCCTTTAATCTATAACTGTTTTTAGTAAAGTATAATCTAAAAGTTAATAACTACCAGTATAAACTTTTTCCAAAACATCTCCCATTTCTGCTAATCTCTCTGAATAAGGAGTAAGAGCCACTCCGTTTTTACTTGTTGCTGATTCAGCTATCATAGGTTCTCCTTGGGAGTTATAAACTATTATACCAATATGGTCAATACCATACTTTCTATTTTTATCAAACCCATGGTCTCCAGTATCAAATGCTATCACCATTCCTTCTTTTAAATCTGATTTTTTAATAGATTTCCAATCTGTATAAGTTTTATGGTCTTTAGAATTAACCCATAATCCTTGAGAACTTAAATCATCTGTTGGAACTGATTTATTTAAGTCTGTAAGTACTTTATAAACAAACCCCGAACAGTCTATACTATTCCCACTTTTATCTCCAAGATTATATGTTTTATCTCGCATAGAAGCAACAGAACGAACTATAGCTTTACTTGTACTATTTGATGGTAGTTGATTAAAAGCACTCACAATTTCATCTCCTTTTAAAGATGTTCCAGAAGGCTTTTCATTTTGCTCCAGAGTTTGCTGTGCGTATGCTTCAGCTTTAATATCATTCAAAGTTTTTGGAGTTGCTCCATTTTTTTCTACCATATTTGATTTAACTACATTTGATTTACCTTTTAAGTTATCAGTAGTCAATTCTTTTGCAGGAGTAACAGGAGCAGGTTGCTGATAAGCTTGCTGTTTTATTTGGTCTAATGTAATTCCAATATTTTGCTTTGGAATTACAGGTTGTAATGGTTTTTGTGGTGCTGGTGGCTCTTGTTCTTGTATGCTTGAAGTAGTAAGAACAGGAGGAGTATTAGGCAATGGCACAGCCCCTCCTCCTTGTTCATTACTTGGGATATTTACTGAGTTATTGGACTTTTTTTTTCAACCTCCTCTTGTTCAAATATAGATGGATCATATTGTATTCCTAACATATCCATTAAATTTCTATATGTTTGATTCGGAACGTTTACTGCTTTATATGCATTTTTATATTCTTTATCAATAGATTGTAGTAGTATTTTACTATCATCTCTACTATCCACATCTACAGTAAATCTTTTAGCTTCTAAAGCTTTACCAGTCAACATACCATCTGTCATTGTTAAAAATAACTGACCTTCAGGAGAGTTAGCATCTATAGGAGGTAATTTTGTTGTTTTAGGATCTATGTTACTTATAAAAGTATGTAAATCTGGTAACGTTTGTTCCAACCCATTATAAAAAGTTGTAGATGGAGATAAATTTTCACCACTATACTGATAATTTTGAGATCCAGTTTTTTTCATTTGGATGGTATTATCAACACCTTGTAATATAAAACGATTATTTACAGGTATTTTAGTAAGTTGTGGAATATTTATCTCTGTTGAATAATTATTTTTAGTATCTGATATTTTTAAATTAGCGTCTGCATTTTCAAAAATCGCATCAGTTGTAACCGTATTATTTAATCTATCTTTTACAAAATCAACTGCTCCAGATTTATCTGTTACATTAGCTTGATTCAAGTAGTTACCTAAATGCGTATATAATGAGCCTGAAGCATCTCTACTTGAGTACATGGTGTAAGAAGTAGGTACTTTTGTAGCTTTTCCAGTATCATCGTATGTTGTTAAAGTACCTTTTACTATTATTGGAATATACTCTTCACCTCCTCCTAAATCTAATTCATCCATTCCTACATGAGAAAACTCTTCAGCTACAAAACCTGTTAATAATTCTGGGTTCTCTGTAGCAGATATAGCCTCTCCTGTTGTTGTATTATAAACAACAGCATTTTTTTGATTAATTATATCTGTTGCTGATGATAATGCATTTGCGTAAGATTCGTTAGCCATTTTCTTTTGTGGTTCAGAAGCTAATCCTTTTTCTATTTCAGGAATAGCTAAAAATCCAGTAGAATATGCAGGTGTTTCGACACCTACTTTTTCGATATGGTTATTGTACGCATCGTAATACTCTTGTTTCATATCTTCTGCCATAGCATCAAAAACATCATCAAACTCTTGACCATGTGATGAACCTCCTCCTTTATGTTTATAAAAATAACCACCTAATTTTATTAACGCTTGTTCTTGATTTTCAGGCCACTTTAAGGCATCTGTTACTTTTTTTACTGCTTCAGGATCTTTAGTGGCTAAAGCTTTTACAAAAGTAGCTCTATCTATTCCTGCTCTTTCAAAAAACTCTGGTTTTGCCTCAGCACTATATCCTTGATCTATTACATAACTAAGTCTTTTAGCAAATTGCACAAACTCTTTATTATCCATATTAACACCAGAAGCTTCATTTATAGCTTGTCTTACATACTCTGTGCGTACATAGTCTTTTACATTTGAAATATCTGATGTAACTTCCCCTAACTCAAGATCGTTATCTTTAATGATATTTCCTTTAGCATCTTTTTGAAACTCTACATTTTTATAAAAATCGATAGTATTTGTCTTACGATCCCACTGTCCAGTTCCTTCTAATTGACGTTTTATTTTAACAGCTTCTACTCCTTCATTGTTATTTTGAATAGTATTATCTTCCCAATTATTTCTTGTTTGTACAAGTGTATTTAATTTATTTATAGCAGCTTGTTGCTCTATCTGATACTGTTTATACTGAGATGCAGTAATTGGAGGGGTAACATTATTTCTAACTGCTTCTTCGTATGCTTTTATCTCTGCAGAATGCTCTTGGGTTTGTGCTGCATAAGATCCTTCCAGTTGTGCTACTTCTTCTGGAGAAGTATATCTTTTAGAATTAGTATTGTTAACACCAGTTACTTGATCAACACTTGTCTCAATTGCTGGAGGAACAACTACTTCTTCAACTTCATCAGCTTTCTTTCTTTTATATGCTATGGTCGCAGCAAGTTGTGCATCGTTTTGTGTATGCGCACCTATTTCAGTATATGCAGCGTAATCAACTGCAGCTGCGATACCTTTATCAATATAAGCTTCTTTATCAAAAACGGTTCCACCGTTTTGTTCTCTTAATTCTTTAATTAAATAATTAGCCCCGTCTTCACTATGACCTTGACTCATTAATTCTTTCTTTTTAATAATCTCAGCTCCCCTATCTTTTTGTTCAAAGAAAGAAGTAAAAGCAGGAGAAGAGTTTACATAGTTTTTAGCAATACGTGTAGCTTCTTCAGCAGTAACTTCTGAATTGTCTTCCCATCTAAGAACACCAAAATTATCAGCTTGCATTATACGCCCATCCTCTGTATAGATAGGTGTCTTGTTTGCTTTGATACCTTTTAAATACTCTTGAACATTTTTAGCCATTTCAGGAGTTTTCTTAGCCATTACATTTTCCCATTTATTAAACGATCTATAATCATCTACTTCTCCGATACCAATTTGATTTTTAGCTTCTATATCAGCCATAGCTGCTGCATATACTTCTGGATCTAAACTCGCTTTTTCTTCTTCAATAGCTTTTTTATTTGCTTCATAACCTTTAGAAAAACTTCTAATATCTTGTAACGCAACATCATTAGCTGCTTGAGAACCAAGACCTATCATTTTATTATACTTCTCCGTGGTCGTCAGCTTTTTATCATTTAGAACCCTTTCTTGTTCAGTGTTGTAATAATTAGCTCTTTGTTCTAATTTACGAGCATTAAAATCATTTGTAGCACGAATGTCTTGATATTGTTTATCAAGCAGAGCCTGCTGTTTAGCCAACTTTTCAGTTTGACCTGTTCGCCATTTTTTGTTTTCCAATAAAGCACCAAAAGGAATTGGATTCGCTTCTGGCATTAATGCAGCTCCTGGAGCTAAAAATTGATATTGTGGTGTATATCCCATTACCGTATATTTAATTTTATTAACCTATATTAGTTCCCATTCCAATCAGAGAAGTTCCAGCACCTTTAACAAATTTACCAAGCCCAGCCCATCCAGATCGTTTTTGAGCATTACGTAAATCAAGTTCTTGTTTATTGAGCTCGTTAACATATTGAGCGTATTCTCTATCTTGTTGCCCCATGTTTTGATACATACCACCAAGCATTCCTTGTTGACCTGCAAGACTTCCATATAAACTTGCTTTTTGAGATTGTAGACTTCCTTCAGAAGAACCAAGTTGATTCATACCTGCTGCTTTCATTTTTTGAGTATCTAAATCAAACTTATTTTTGTAAGCTTCTATTGATCCCATCTGAGCTTGTCTTTGTCCTTGGACATTTTGTGCTCCTGCTAACATCTCAGCTCTTGAGCCTGCACCACCACGTAATGCGTACATTTGATTACCTGCAGCATTAGAAGCGTCAGCTCTTTGTTGAGAAACATCTAAATCACCCATTCCAGCATAAATATCTCTGGATGCTTGAAAATCTCTAACTGCTTGTGAATCCATATCACCTACAGTTTCACCCATAGCACCAAGATTTCCAGACGCATTTCCAAATTGATTTAATGCATTTTGTTTTTGCTCGTTTTGAAGTCTTTCCCATTCATAAGGATCTTTTCTTCCTTGAGCAAAATCATAAAACATTGTAGGTAAAGGTGTTGCAGCACCTACTCCTGCTCCTATATTTTGTAACATTGATCCATCACCATGTTGAGGTAATTTACCTCCATACTTAGCTATTGCAGGTATTCCAGCAGCAGCCATAACAGACTTTGTTAAAATTTTTCCAATATCTGATTGAGCCATATCTTTTGAAGAATCTTTTTTATCTTCAGTTGTAATTTCTGGCATATCTTCTGTAGCATTTCCTTCTCTGTCTTTAGTTTTATCCATCATTTCTAAAGCTTCCTCAGACAAACCACCTTGATCAGGTTCTTGATTGTTATAGAAATCTAAAGCAGCGTTTCTATAACCTCCCTGTCCAGTGTACCCGCCATAAGCAAAGTTATATTGCATACTTAAATTTGGGTTAAAATAACTATCTTTTCTCATAACATTATTAATTCCTAAGTTAAAGTTACCCTTTTTATTTGAATAATTATAAGAAGCATTTAATTCTGGATTAAGTTTTTTACGAGAAGCAGGATAACTATTTACTTCCACACCAAAATTACCTTTTTTTGTAGGTTGGTTATATCCTACGGACAATCTATTAACTTTAAATTTAGAATTATCTTGAATAGGTATTTCACCATTCACAGCTGCTCTTAATCTATTTTTTGTTCTAAGTTCTAAATCTGTAGCAACTGTATCACCATTTTCATTTCCTGAGCGATAAGCGTTTAAATTTAAACTACCTCCATTAGGAAACATAGTAAGATTACCACCCATTTCTTCCATAGGCATTTGAGACATTTGTTGTGCCATCATATCTAAAGTTTCTGGAGTTGGAGCATTTGGAGGTACAGCGTTAGCATCTAATGCTTTAGCAAATTCCCCTGCTTCTTCTGCTCTTCCAGGTTGAGCTGGAATACCTTGTTCAGCTTTCATTTCTTCTTGCTCTTCAAATAACTCATCTAATTTAGCATTATACTTATCAGCCATTATTTGAGAAGTACGTCTTGAAATAGCTTCAGAACTTTTATTTTTTATTACGTCTTCGTACTTACCTATCTTCTTTAAAAGTTTATCTGCTTCTTCAGAGAATGGTCTTTTAGTTGTAGGACTTTTTAATTTTTTAGAAAATATTCTACCTTCAGTTGCTCCAGATGTAGCCATCTTAACTCCTGAGTTTGGATTTGCAGAGCTCTCTTTATGATCTACTCCGTTTATCATAGCACCTCCGTCAGCTCTGTATGATAGAGAAGGATTCCCTCCACCACCATTAATTTGTATTCCATCTCCTTGTATCACTTCTCCACCCTCTGCTTCAAACTGAGAAGGAGTAGAACCACCTAATTTCATTTGCATAGGATACATTATACTTGGAAAACTTTCACCATCATCCTCATTAAAATTTCTTTTTCTTCTTAATTTTTCTTCTGCTATTGCTCTTCGCATTTCCTCTTCGTCTTTATAGATAGCACCATAAGCAAATGATTCATCTTCATTTGGGTTAGAGGAAGTTCTATTAAGATATGGAATAGGCATCATTTCTGTAGCAGGATATATAGCATCTAACCTTTTTGTATCTTCAAAAGTAAGAGGTCCTTCTTTTATGTATCTTCCTTTTTTTCCTTCTTTAGCTCTTTTAGCTTGCCTTTTTGTTAATTTACCACCTAACGGACCACCTTTTGCGTAATGTGTATTCATAGTTCCTCCTAATTTAAAATTAAGTATTCTTTTATCAGCATAGTCCCACCCTGGTTTATTTTCTACAGCATCTATTAATGCATCTTTAGCTTCATCTACAACACCTGTATCATCTAACAATTGAGCTTTGTTTGCTAATTTAGCTGTTTTATTTACTGTATTAAAAGCATCTATGGCTTTTTGATTAGCTTTTTGTAAAGTAGGATCAATATACTTAATATTATCTTTTAATGATTTTGTTAATGATCCTGATACGTTATCATAACTTTTAACTTTATCGTATGATTTACCTATTGTTTTAAATAATTTTTCTTTTGTTTTATTTGAAACAGGTAATTTATTAACTGTTTTATTTGCTTTTATTAATGTTTCAAAAGCAGGACCTAATATCTTACCAGACTTCCCTATTTTACCTAATAGTGGTAATGCTCCTAATAGTTCAAAAGCTGTTTCTCCAGAAAACAAACCATTCTTATCATACGAATCTTTTACATCTCCCCATGAAGTCATCCCTGTAGGATCTAAAAATTGTATAGATGGTTTAACAAAATTTTTATAATATTGAGTAGGTCTTTCTCCTGTAACAGTAGCTGTAGGCAGATGTCTATAATCAGGATTCATAAATTGTGACTCATCGTAAACGATGTTATCATCTACAGATTGAGCATTTTTATATAATTCTTTGGATTTAGAACCATCTGGATCATCTAAAAGAATCCATCCTCTATTATTTTCATCTGGTACATTTACTAACCAATTACCTTTTTCATCTAAACCATATCGTACACCAGGTCGTTTATCATAAGTAAATATCTGAGAGGGTTTATTTAAACTACCACCGTTAGGAAACATTCCTATTGCAGCTTCTTGTCTAACTACTTCAGGCTCAACAATTTCTGGTGTCATAGGAGCTACTCCTGATTGTTCAGCTTGTAGTTTTTCAGCATCTTTTTCAGCTTGACGTTCCGATATTTTATTACCAGCCATACTGCCAAGCTTTGCACCAGCCGATGCACCAGCAGGACCACCAAGAAAAAATCCTCCAATTCCACCAGCCACAGCTCCAATAGCTCCAGCATTCTTGCCTAACCATTGTCCAAAACCATGTTGAGGTATTTTACCACCATAAGCCATTTGGTATTGTTGATAAGCATCTGGAAACGCTTTTACCAACTCTTCTTCTGTATAAGATTTATTACCAAATGAGTACGTTGGTTTTTTTACTGGTATTTGTTTTATTGTAGACATAAAAAACTTGTTTTAACAAAGATACTAAATTACCAATTTATCTTGCTGAGAACCTGTAAAAAGTTTTCAGGTAGTGTAATAAGAATCTTCTATCATTTATATTATCAAATTCAAAATCGGCAATCATAATCTTATCACGAAGCCTATCTTTAAACTCTCTGTTTTTATCTAAATTAACAGGATTAAAAATATCTATATCTACTGGAGTAGCTCCAAATGAGTTCAATACTGCGTTTCTTGCAATAGCTGATTGCCACTCTCTGTCTACTCTTCGTATATTATTTTTTGGAACAATACTTACCCAGTCTGTATTTTGATACGTAGTATTACAACGAATCCTACTAAATGTTTCTTGGTCTATCTGAATAGGATTAGAATCATTAGAAAATACCTCTGTGTAGTATCCAAAGTTATCAAACACTTTAGTAATACCTTTACCATCATTAATGATAAGTTGTAATGTAGAATTAAAAATGTTACCATAGAACTCACCGTACTTTCCTTTATTATGTCTATACAGAGCCTCCGAATTTATTGGGTTTGGAGATAGTATATTCACACCATCGTTTAAGTATATCGTAGGAGCGTGATCGTAGAATCCTGTGAATACTTCATACGCCTCGTTATATACAATAGTCTCTTCTACAATCTCCATGATTTGTACATCGAATAATAAAGCTGTTTCACCTAAGTATTTCCCGTAAAGGTCTTGATCTATTATACCAGTAGCATCTACCGCACCATTGAATATTGCATCAGATCCGATAAATGAACCAACAGACATACGTATGTATACAAAATCCGTATCAGAAGTTGTTTCTGATATTAAAATACTTTGGTCAACACCTTCTACATTAATTTCAACATAGTTACCTATGGATATAGATAATATACCTAAACAAGTCTTCGAAACTTTTAATGCATTTGTCATGATATTATCACTTGGAAAAGCCTGGAATGTGTAACGAGCAGATGCTTTACATAAAGAAATAGGCTGTCTGTTTAAGAATGTAAACCAAACTTCATTAAAACGTGTTGACCAAGTAGAATGTATACCCTTATTAATCAATGGGTTATCATTAGTTAAAAGATTACCAACCAGTTTATCAAAGAACCATGGATTCATACCTGCTTGCATTGAAACTGGTACTAATTGTTTTCCTTTAATCGAATACATTTGTTTATGGTATGAGTCTATAAACATTAAATTCGTATTCGTAGAGATTGGAACCCATTGATGGAAACATCCTATATCAGTAGAGATGTATTCGAAATCATGCAGTACATCTCCAAAACCAATTTGTAGACTTCCTGCAGGGCCGCCTGTAATTGATCCCCTTGGATTTATTAATAAGTACCCACATCCGTGATCTTGGAAAAAGAATATCATATCATTATGATTGATAAGTCTATTTACAGGTCCTAAACTTCCTTCCACATCTTTGTATAAGAAAGCGTCAAACTGTCTCCAGTTATCGATTACCTCACCATTAATCTTTCCTCGTGAGGCATAGATTCTATTATCAAATGTTTCCAGTAAAGGAACTCCAACAGGTCTACCTATAAAGGATATAAAGTCGTCTTCCCTACTATACAGAGACTCTGCTTCGTAGGTATCATGTGCATAAGTTATATCACTTGCAGGAGGGTAACTACCGTCAGGTTTTGCTTTGTTCAAGAAGTGTCTTCCGTTTCTTAATGTAGTATTGAACGTACTAACTAAAGGAACTACAACTCCATCTCTGGATGTATATGTGACAGGATCAATCGGCTCTTTACCATCCACACGAGTAAAATCGTATTGTGCGTGATAAACATCTCCACCAAAAACACTGAATGTATTTAACGCTGATGAACCTGATTCTTTCTGAATGAACCCTCCAGTACTCTGGTACACGTTATTAGCTCTCGCTGCTTGAGTGTTACCACCGTATTGGTCTAATAATTCTCTTTCATAGGTTACCAACATAGGTCGCCCATTTAATCCTCCACTCTGTGTAGATGTATTTCCAGGAAGAAATAATTCTACTCCTCCTCCTAATGTAACAAATAGACATAAACCACCATCTACCTGTTCTTCACTATTTGACATATCTGCGGTTGGAGGCGTACTGTTCGTAAACTGTACGGTAGGAGATAGTGTTGGTATAGCTGATAATACTGCTCCTGGTTGAATCTCTCTTGTAAACTCTAATGGTATTGTTTTCTTACCATTACTTCTTACTTGATCTCCATCTGTAGGGTCTCCATAACCATTTTCAGTTCCTGGGTGTATTACAATCTTCGTTGGTTCAGAAACACCACAATTCAACATAGTATTGTTGATAGTTAAATCCTCTTCTATAATCTCTGTAAATGTACCGTCCACACGTATACGATCTCCTAACGAACTTCCAACCGTATTAAAGAATTGTAACTCTGGGCTATAAATAACCAAACTCTTCTTAGCGTCTGCTGGATATAAAGTAAGATCATCATAATCAGGATAAGCATCTTTTCTTCCTTCTACCATTGGTCCAGAGACATTCCACCTTAATAAATTTCCTCCCTTTCTTGGGAACAAGTATAAGTTATCATCACTTTCTACTTGGCATAGTTGATGAGCGATTCCCTGAGCAAGTTTAGTTCTATCCGATACTTCCCGTTTTACTCTTACTATTTCGTACCCACTTATGCTGTCTAAAAGGTTAGCGGGAATTTCTATATCAAACTCTAATCCAAGTTGATTTAATTCTACTCTGTCCCCTAAAGAATCGGAAACAGATTTCAACATATCAGCACCACCTACATAAGGACCACCAGCAATAGTTTCTCCCCAAGGGTAGTTACCATAAGCTCGTAGATTTCTACGCATTTCCCATCTTTCTGGAAATTTAATATCACCGATCCAGTTTACAAATCCTGGATTCCCTGCTAAATCATATAGTACTATTCCAAATCTATATACTTCTCCAGGAGAATACCCTCTAAAGATTACATTAACGAAAGGACTCTTATGATTCAGAGGTGTAGAGATGACTGGATACTTTTCATCATTCGTTCCAAACTCATATACAGTACTCTGTTTTCTTGACTCTAAGAGTGGTGCAGCACTGTTCATCATATTTGCAGGATCATAAAAGTATCCTTCAGTATTTGCACCAGTTATTTCGGATTGAGTTATGAACTTATATTTAACATATGGTCCTTCCCCACCAAGAGTAACACCATCAGTCTGCCATTTAAAAGGTAGGAAATTACTATTCCAATCTACTTTATTATAAGGATTGATAGCGTCTCTTACTACAGAGGATACACTGACATCTTCTGGATCTTCGTACCCCCAATCTGCATCAGCAGTATTCAACCCAGGTACATAACTTTTAATACTACTTAACTCTCCTGTTACTGAGTAAGAGTTACCATTATTATATGCTGGGTTACCACTTATGTTATTGTCCACCAAAGAGTTACCAAAACGGTATGCTCTTGCGTGAAACTTCAAAGTATCATTTTTAGGTGCAGAGATATTCCCTACTATAAGTCTATTGTCTTTGTAACTGAGTGTTTTTGCTTTTTCAAAAGGAACACCAAATATCTTATACTCTGTATCAGACAAACTAAAAGAACTTTCCTCTCCTGTATGTGTAATGACAATTGAGTTAGAAGAAGGTATTTCCAATGACTCAAAGACATTAATCTCTGGAGTAGACTCAGCTGCCCCATAGTATAATGATATTAATTCTATAGTATCGTAAGTACTATCAATATCTTTAATAGATACAGATACACTCTTAGTGGTAACAGTTGAAGGATTTGTTCCAGAGTATTCTCCCAATTGACTCCATTCTGTTCCTGACTCACTATTAAGTAATACATTGATAAGTCTACTTGCTGGAGACACTTTAGATTGTGCTCCTGTAGAACTTGACAATCTATATGCATATTGATAGATACCTGCTTTCAAAGTACCGCCCGAATTAATTGAATTTAATACTGGTCTTGAGAAATCGATTGAAGGAGTAAGACTTAGAAATGCAGGATCGACACCTAAACTTGTACTTATGGAAGCTACATTTAAAGCTCTTACATTGTTATGGTTATCTGTGAAATAAGTTCTTTGAATCTCTTCGTTCTCATAACGAGCTACCATCTCGATCGGATGTTCTGTAGAGAATCCTATGTCATCATGGGTATATCTAATTTCAATACTATATGTATCAAATACTTTGTCGTAAGTTGCTACCCATACTTGCCCATTTCCGCCTTTTTTTGAGGTATCATTTGTAGTACAGATTATTAATTGATCTCTTATTTCAGTATATCCTATGATTTGTAAGTCTGTTTGACGAGTCGCAAATTGAGTGCCTATTGTGTAGTTAGATTGTCCAAGAGAATTCACGGATAGTATAGCTGCATTCTCTGAATAAACAGATACAGAATTTGCTGATGTTCGAACTACTTTGATTCCCATTATAGACAAAGCAGATGTAGGATCGTTTGCAACATCCATTACCTGATTAAAATAGTCTTCAAACCCACCAGATATTAATTGGAAAGCCTCTGTTATAACGCCTGCCGCAGTTTCTACTGTAAAGTTATCAGTTACACCTGCTATTGGTGCAGCTACACCTACAATAGGTGAAACCTTAAACACACTTGGGGATGTAGGGATAGTCAACTCAAGAGTGTTACCTTTTACATTTGCTAAGGCTCCTCCAGAATCTTCTCCATCATCACTTAGTCTGAAGTTCCGAGCATCTCGATATGACGTAGGTTTAAGCCTATCCTTACTAATAGATTTATTCATTCCTTCTTCAAAGGAATTTGTCTGCATCTTTCTTCCCATGTCTTTTTATTTAAGTCTTTTTATTTCTCTTATACTGTTTCCTGAAAAAAACGTATCATGTTGATTTATCATAGGTTTTAAACGTACCCAAGAATTTTTAAAGTTTTCTACTTTATCTACGTTAGGCATCATCGCAGCACTTGCTGCTCCTCTTACGTAGAATAACCAATTACGTTCTGAATCTCTATACACAGCTTCATTAAGATTTCCTTTACGCCATTCTTTTCTATCCATCATAAATTGACAATAGAACTTTAACGCCTTATCAAAATACACATTATCTGGAACCATTGGGTATCCATCCTCATCCACTTGTATAGCTTTATATGCCATAACAATAGTTCCTGATTCAAACGAAGTAGCGATACAACCATTTTGTATGTAATAATGAGACATGTTACCAGTACCATTGTCAGAAAGTTGTGGAAAATTTTCATCGTCTATATCTTGTGAGTTTAAATAGTTTGTATTTAATCCTGATTCTGAAGGTCCTGGGCCCATCGTAGAACCCATTAACTGTAATGGAAAACCATTATACGAAATCTGCATTACATGGTGAAAATCATACGGTAAAGGATGATTATGATTTGTAATGTCAATTTCTACAAATCTATCTACATATTGTGTTGCAGCACCAATTAATTCTAATGCTTCAGCACACCATTCAATAATATCCCATACCTCTAAATCTTGAGGAGAGTCAAAATCTCTGTATAGTCCATCTACTATACCTTTCACACTTTTATGTTGATAAATCATACTCTATGTATTTATTCGTAATAATCTACTTCTCTAAACTCATCTTTTAACAAAGCTGCTAATTGACGTTTGTTTTTTCTGGCTGCTGTAAAACTATACATACTTTTGTTTATAAAAGTAGCGTTTTTCTTTTTCCAATAAAATCTAAAGTTAAATGAATTAGTATGATCATTCATGTGATATACTTTTTGACCTAACTCTTTTGTTTTTTTCCAGTCAGGCTTCATGTTCTTAGGTTTAAAATAAGTTTTACTTTTTTTAATTCTAATTGAACCTAACCTATAAGGCATTTCAAATTCAAATGCTTCGAATAATATAAGCTCCATTACTCTCTGATTAAAACTCTTTACTACTGCAGAGTATGTTTTAAAGTCAGAAGCTGTATCTCCATATGCTTCTTTATAAAGCAAATAAGCGTCTTTTAATGTTTTTGTGTCTGTAAATACGTTTGCCATTATTTAGTGTCTTGTGTTGGTCCTGATATAGCATTGTTATTTGTATCTTCTGGAGCTTGAAGTAATATTCCCATACGTTTTACCAACATTTCAGTAATCCTACCCGCCATCTCTAATGTTATAGGAAAAGAACTATCCCATGTGTAACATTCTTCTGGAGCACATTTTTGACATTCTGTTATATCTTCAGGATCTTCTAATAAAGCTGATATTTGTAACGTAGAAGCACTTTCTCCTACTAAATACATATATTCACCCTTAATATACCAACGTCTATCATTTTTAGTGTACTTACTGTGTTTGTGCCATTGTTGTCTATGGAAAGATGTTTGTGTGTAACTTGTACCACTTGTTAAAGACATAACAGCTATCACACCGTTTTTATGCCCTCTCTGTATAGTCACAGGCATTTTACATTTACTTCTATAAACTTTATCATCACATGAAGGATAACATCCTGGATCAATAGAAGCGTCTATTTCTTCAAACTCCATTACAAAATGCTGAATCCAAGAGTCATGTATTTTTCCTTTTTGGGAAAACTCTTGTCTGATAAGTTGAGCCCTTACTTGTGTTATCCAGTAAGCTACTTGTCTATCTGATGGTTTTGTGTCGTCTGATTGAACTCCACCTGTTACCAGGTTTTTCAAATCAAACACCATTTTATTCATTGTTACAGCACCCATAGTGTTTATATTTTTCTTTAATAAAAAAGGAGGATTAACAAGTAGCTATCCTCCTTTTAATCTTTTAAAAGTACCTCTCTCTATAAAAGACTTACGCTTCTCCTTCTAAAAATTTGAACGCTTGACCTACGATTAACGGAAGGTAAATATGTCCGATAAGTTTTTTTAACAATGTTACATCTTCTACCTTTAAATCTATAACCTCTTTAGCGTTATAAATATCCTGGGACAAATTGTATCTTCTTGCTTTTTCCTCACCACTCATTTCATCATTTTCTCCAGGTGTTAACAATGCTGTTATGCAAATGTCTTTTAAGTTCATTTTAGAACTTTCTGGATTCTTAGGATCTGCTGGTATCGATTTACCATCCAAAGTTTTAAATTCTTTTACTAAATTTACTTTCATTTCTCTCTCTTTTAAACTATTTATACAAATATAATTAATTTTTATACGCTAATTCCATAAATAACCCATTTATTCTATCAAAAGTTTCAGTGCTATGTCCTATAACATCATCTAACTCAAATGCTATAACTTCATATACTGCTAATAATAATTGAAAATTATTTTCATAAAAGTCACACGCAAAAATACTTTCAACTCTTTTATTGTATCTATCAATAGTAGAAGATCTTATACCATGAAATTTATTTATAACTTGTTTAGCTTGATCCTTGGTTAATCCTTCATTTATAAATCTTTCTAATAAATCTTTATTTAAAGAATAATTACATTCTTGTAATGATGTAACTATTAAATGTTTTAATGATACTCTTGACAATTCATTAGTAGCATTGTAACATACTTTTAACATAGATACTTTTGTATTTTCAAGCAGTATATTTAAAAAATCTATAAAAAATTCTGATTTAGATGTGTCTAACTTTCCATGTGTGTAAAAATCAAATCTGGATCCTTTAGAGTTTTCTAATTCTAAAAACAAATCATGTTGTTCTAAATCTGATATTTTATACTTAAATTTTTCTTTTCCTTTAAAAGAATGTATTATAGCTGGTATGTTTACTTTTTCTATAAACCTTCCAATTGATTTTCGTGTATAATATATAAAAATAGCACTAATAATTACAATTCCTAAAACCCATTGATTGCTTATATATGTAATTGTTTCTCCAAATAAATCTGTTAACATGAGAGTGTGTTTTAATAAAAATTTTCAATCCTTAAAAGTACGTATTAAATTCAAATTTACTTTTAAAAAACTCTTTTTTATGCATTTATTTATTACATCCTCTGGAGTAAGATCATAATAATTTTGAAAGTTATAAATCCAAGCTCTCTACATGCTATTATATCTCCTGTTCTCATGGTACTTTATTTAATTGGATTTTTACGGTATTAGCTGATTAATAGTAGCGTCACCTTTATAAACTTTGTTTTCTAAAATTGATGCTAATGTAAAATTAGTTAAATAAGAATTAACAATACTGTCCATTTGCTGTTTAGTTTCCAAAATATCTTCATACAAAAATGTTAAAGTTTGCTGATTGTGTTTTACATCATAAACAATCTTTGTTCCTTTTGTATTTAATTCGTTTTCTAATCCTGTGAAGTCTTCCATAATATTAATAATTAAATTTCAAATGTGGTCTTAAATTTTGTCTGCTCAATGAAGTTGGTAAAGAACCATCTGAATAGTCAAAACCCCCTTTTTGGTTACTTGCTAAAGTGGAATCTGTGTCCCAAAAAGGATAATTACTTAAGTCGTATGATCCTTGATTATTAATCCACATTACAACAACACTATCTGTACCATTATAACAAAAATTATCTGTAAAGTCTAAGTTTTTCCAACCTGAAGAGGCTGTTTGATACCAACTGCCGTCTAATACTGTTGTTTCGTCATTTACAATAAGTGAACCATTTGCACCTACTAAGCTTAAATTATTTCCACTACCCAAAGTGTTTATAGTACCTGGCAAAGTTATTTGAGACGTATGATAAATCTTTATAGTTTGATTAAGCTGTGTTATTCCACTCGGTTCTGTGTATGCTTTAGAAAGCTGTAAGCCTGTAAATTGCTTTGCGTTACCAAGCTCAAAAGCACTCATTATCCATATACCTAATGAATATCTGTAATAACCACTATAAGGCGTATAAGAATTAACTGAACCTGAACCACTCAAAACAGTATAATTAGTTCCAACAATAGGCGCACAGGATTCGACCTGTGCGCTTGATAAAATTCCATGAGTAGATAAAATCATTTTTTTTTTTATTGTAAATTACCACCAAGAGACCAAGTATCTGTGTTGGTTTTTATTAATGTAAATAACGAATACTGCCCCAATGATATAGTCTTATTTAGATATGATTCAATAATAACTCCTCCAGTAGGCAAAAATATAGTTTGTCCTGCACCCTTTTGTTTTACTAAAATTTGGGTTCCAATTGGAAAAGCCACCGAGCTATTTAATGGTATTACCAAAGTGTTACCACTTCCATTGTTCATTGAAACTAATTTATTAGCATCACTTAAAACAAGTGTATATGACGCACCTGTTTGAGCATTTTCAGTAATTAATTTATCAGACTTTACTTCTATAATTTCATCAAGTGCTGCAATTAAATCTGTTTGTGATGATAATGTTCCTGTTATATCTCCCCAAGCAGTTGAGCTAACATAAGCATCATTAATTACTCCGTCAGCATTTTTATAATAAACAATCTCTGTTGCTAAGTCGTAAAAATAAGTATCATTTGATACACTACTCCAATCAGCACTTGAATCTGTCTGCACGGTGTATTTAACACCTGCTGCCATTGTTGTTGTTACCGTAGTTACTGCCATATTAAATAGTATTTGCTGTTATAAAATTATCTAAAGCTGTTTTTTGATCTGCTGTCATTAGATCGTATTCTAATTCTTCAAAACTTTTCGGAATACCGTCAGTAATCTCATAAAATTTCATTATTCTTTTTATAGGTTGACTAACATTTACTGTTGTCAAGTCCTGTGTATCAATAAACATTGATTCAAAAACAGGATCATTAAATTCTGTTTCTTCTTGTTGTTCCATATCAGAATCATACCTGTAAACAACTTTTTCTATTATGTCAAATTTTTCTGTCATTATATTAAAATATTTCCTTGTGAATCACTTGTATTTACTATACCTTGACTTATATTAGCCGTATTTACAGGAGTTGTTGAACCCTCAAATGAATTATTTGCATACTTCCACGTTGAACCTCCTGCTCCACCATATCCATCAATGCAATAAGCTGAAGCATTTGCTACTTTAAATGATGAATTTACAATTTCTAATTCTAAAAGTACATTTGATGTTGTACAATGTCCTCCTGCATTATTCCATTTACAAACAACTGTTGAATTGTAAAGATTAGGTCTAAAAGTTGTGATATTTGAAGATGACTCCACATAACAATTATAAAGTGCTTTTGTTCCTGTACCACTAAAAGCATAGTTTGAAGATGAAATTAAAGTTGAGTTATGAAAATCTCCTTGCCCACCAATACCACTTGTTGAAATACCAACACAATTCTTACCATTTGCACACGATATACCTGCACTACTTGTACTTATTCCAACACAATTTGTTGGTCTTTGAGCATTTATTCCTATTGAACTTGTAGACTTACCTGTTGATTCGTAAACTTCCCCATTGCAAACAATGCCAGTACCATTTGTAGTTATACCGACAGAATTATAAATTCTACCTGTACCGTTATAGATAGCATCTCCGTTAACAATTTTTGCGTAACAATTTACTATTTCTCCAGTTGCAACATATATTCCATTACCATTTGAAGCACCTGTACATTGTATATTAGTGTCGTATACATTTATTGCACCAAAAGGGTTATAAACACCTCTTAAAACTGCTGTAATATTAAGTCCGTATAATGATCCTAAGCCTGTTGTTCCACTTCCATAAGTGTTAATTAATTGACACCCATTTCCTTTAACAGTTGCACCTGAGTTATTATGTTGTAAACAATAACCATTTGCATTTACGGATCTACCTGTTCTAATAATTGTTATATTATTTAAGAAAACAGTTCCACTTGAATTAAAAGTAAAAGCGTGTGTGTCAGCGTCAACACTCAGTTTATAAATATGTCCATTCCCATTAACTGTAATGTCGGGAATTAATGTAACTGTTGTTGAAGTTGTTTCTTCAATATCAGCAAACATTTCAATAGTATCTCCTGCACTTGCCGAAGCTAAAGCCAAAGCAAAAGTAGAGTAATAAGTGTATGTCCCACTTGAATCTGAAATACCTAAAACTCCTCCACTTCCTCCTCCTCCTATTAATCCATCAACGTACTCTTTATCAACTAATGATCTGTTGGTATAATTAGCTGAGTAATCTGCTACATAAACAAGACCCTGAGAATTGATACTATCGTCAATAGTCCAAGCAGCATCGTACATCTGCATCTTATTGGAACTACCACTTACATCATCTTTATAAGTAAATAAAAGTTTACTTGGTAGTGCTTCTACTGTTGAACCTTTTGTGTATGCTGCGTTTACTCCTGTAAGTGTTGCTCCTCCACCTATAAGTATAACATTTCCGATATTTCCACCATCAATTCTTTCAAATTTAGAATAGCCAGAACTGAATAATAGAAAGTCATTTGTTGTAGTTCCATGTATTAGGTTAGTACCCATATTAATAGCTCCAGTCATAGTCCCACCAGAAAGAGGTAGAAAATTAGAGTAAATGGTTCCTTGTAATGTAGCTATCGCAGCAGTAGTCCAACTTTCTAAGGCAACAACCCCTGAAGCATCAGGAAAAGACCAAGTTCGGTTAGCAGTTGGTAGACCTATAAGATCTAAAGTTACATCCGCTGTAGTACTTAAAGACTGAATTGTTCCAGTAGATGACCTAAAATGAAAGGAAGTCGAGTTAGTAACATCTTCTAAGAAAAAGGAGCCTCCTGATGCGAAGTACATTTTTTGTGGAAATGATGGGTCGTAAAAATCAACGATTTTGTTACCATTCAGATTAATATCTCCAGACATAGTTCCTCCAGCAAGTGGGAGATAGTCAGCTAATCTTCCATCAATATACCCTTTATCTACTAAAGAACGTGCAGTGAAGTTCGCATTGTAATCAGCAGCGTATTGGAATCCTCTGGAAGAAGAAGATCCTCCATCTACTACAAATGAATGCTCTGATTCATCCCAAGATATTTTTGGTGTTCCTGTAACTCCTACTCGTATTAGGTCAATATCTATATCGGATCCTGGATTAAAAGCTAAAAAGTTATCTAATGCTAAGTTCGTACCATCAAAAGATAGTCCCCCACCATATAAGAATCCATCATTAGAACCATTCATATAAGGAATCCTTCCAGAAATCCCGTATGCAGGAGTAGGAATAGCAGCTAAATTAACTCCTATAATACCCGTTATGTTATCATAATTAATCGTTGCGTCACCTGATAAAGCTAATCTTGCTCTTGCATTTGTGTAATAAAGATTTCCAATACCTTCTATTAAGTTGTCTGTATCCTTCGCTGCAAAATTTGCATTAAATCTTGAAGTAGTGAAATAATAGTTTAAAGCTCCCTCTGATAAATCGTCTGTACTCTTAGAAGTCAACCTCGCATCAAAACGAGCGTTTGTGTAGTAGTATTTATTACCGTCTAATTCTGTACCTGCTCCTGTTGCTGTTCCGTCAGAACCTTCATCTAAATCGTTGGTATCCAAAGGTATAGCACCTATCAAACCGATTTGAGCGTCTACATATTGTTTTGTAGCAGCATGTAAAGCATTTATTGGATCAGCATGTAAAGTAGCAAATCCACTCATAGTACCTCCAAATAAAGGTAAGAATTTATCTACATACTCTTTGTTAGCTAAATCTTCATCATTTGTAGGAGTAGAAGAAGACGTAATTTTATTAGAACCCATATCTAAGTTTCCAGTCATAGGACCGTTAGAAGCATCTAATTTTAATCTACTTGACTCTAAGTTTCCTATAGAATTATTTATTGATGTTAAATCTACATTAGCAGCATCTAAAATCATCTGACCTGTAATATAGTAGTTTTCCGTGCCTCTTCTTACACCAAACCAATCTGATACCTGTAACGAACCTCCACTTGGTAATTCTGATATTTTTTTATTTTCTGCAGCCATAAACTTTCTTTTTATTCGTAGAAATTGTAATTATTCATTGAGTTCATATATTCTTTCCAAGCTTTAGAATCACTTGCTAATAAACAAGTAGTATTCTCTAATTGAATACAAGAATCTTCTATCGGTTCTTCTAATAAGAACAACCCTCCAGATTCTAAAGCTAAACAACAAGGTCCTGATGATGGTAATGGTGGAATACCTGCTGGTATTTGTAAATCTCCATTAGCATCTGCAACAACTGATTCTTTAGGTCTGAAACATATATTCTTACAATATTTTTGAAACCATGCAAATATTTCATCTAACTGTTTTTCTGTAATACAGTTAATATTTCCCACTTGATCTCCTGCGTAAGAAATAGTAGATAAATTTTCATATTCACAAATTACATCTAAGAAAGCATTTGCTAACTTAAATTCTCTCATTTCTTTCTCTTCTACTTTATCTCCTTTCTGTGTATCACAACAGATAGAAGCACCTTTATCTGCTATACATTCAGAGATTAACCATCTTCTATGCTGTAAATCAGCTTTTGTGTAGTATAAAGGCATATCTTTTATATTTTAATTACTGGTATCATTGCATAATACGGAGGTAAAGCATTTGCTTCAGCATTCGTATTGGTAGCCTCTGTAGTGTCAAATGCAGACTCTGTTGATATATTGTCATCAGTAGTACCTGTTACGCCATTAGTACTCGCTGTACCATACTCGGGTTGAACTATCGTGTGTGTATGAGCACCTCCTTGTATCCACCCACTATTATACAAACTTGGTGTTTGATTTGTTAATCTAATACCTTCCGCACCTCCTGTACCACCGTCTTGATCTCCTAAGAAGCTATGTCCATGCGCACCACCACTTACGCTTACATCTGTTGTTCTTGGGTGAGTATGTGCATCTACAACAATTCCACTTGTTCCGTGTGTATGTGTAGGTAAATTATTTTCTAATAGAGTAATATTATCATGTGTGTGGTTTTTAGTACCACCTTGTGCATCCTTAGCGAAGTCTGCGTCTGATAAACTATAACCAGCTAAAAACTTTCCTCTTAAATCAGGGATAGAAATTGGACCAGTACCATCTGATTTATTTTTAATCACTCCATCACAGATAGCCCAACCTAATAAGTTAGCACCTCCAGAACCTGATAAATCTTTTCCGTATCCACTTGCATCAAAATTTGCAGTACTTAAATAAAAATGTTCTACTTTTCCAAGTGGATTCATTTTGTTCAACCATAAAGCCAATTCTGTACCTACAAAATCATTGTAAGTGTTATATGTAACATCTAAAGATGTTAAAACATCTCCTGCTATTCCAGAAGAAGGATTACCATCTGCTCCATCTGCTCCACGTAGATCGTCTGTAGCATAAGTAGTACCATCCGTAAATGTAAATGTAACAACACCAGTTAAAGGGTCATAAATAGATGAAACTATTCCTCTTCCATCGTTTCCAGGATTACCTTGAGGTCCTGTTGGTCCTGTTGGTCCTAAAGGTCCTGTCGGTCCTACTGGTATTCTTATATTTGCTGGGTCACAACTGCACCCATTATTTCCGCAACTTCCACACATAGTTTATATTTTTATGAACATCCACAACCACAGTCACTACTGTTTATGCAAGCTAATTGTTCTTTTACTTTATCAATTTTTCCCATTGCTGCGTTATACAACATAGATTTATACATAGCATACGTTGCTAATGCATCATCTGTAGAACCTCCGTTACAACAATCTTCACACGTTACTTTCGCTAAAGCGTTATGTACTCTACATTTGGCATTATGAGCCAAAACTATGTATTTTGTAGCTATTGGTAAAAATCCAGTTTGATTTGCGTCTTCTACTAAATAACGTATTGTATAAACACCATCAGGTAAAACAGTATCGGCAGTATATCCTATATCTTCTGGGTTTATTTCAAATGTATTTGCTGTTCCTGGATTTATAAAAGTAACAGGCACATCTAAACCATAAGTATACGAAGTGTCTTCTGGTCTCATAACCTCAATTAAAATACCAGTTGATGTCAATACAGAGCCTACATCCGTTCTTTCTGGATTAGGAGTTCCAAATCCACTCGGATTTGTTGAAACATTATAATCACCAGTAGTTTCTTTTAATGCAAGAATCTTTCCACTGTGTGATTGTGCTGCCTCTAATTTTAAAAGTAAGTTGCTTGTTACGCTAACTCCTGTGTATGGACTTGTATATGGCATCGTGTTTAATTATTGTATTTGTGAAAACCAAATTTTAATCCTCAAAAATAAAGAATTTATTTGATTTTTTTGTATTATGTTAGATATTAATTATTAAAAAAGGGTTAAGAAATACATCTTAACCCTCTCTGTATAAAAATAGAAATTTAATTCTTACAATGTAATCGCTGGGAAAGCTTTAGGCGTAGAAGCCATGTAAGCATTTAAACGTGCTTCAAGGTACTCTGCTGGAGAGTTAGCTGTAGCACTTTCTTCTACTGCGATCAATAACGTAGATGGAGATGCAATTGCTCTATCTAAAGATGCACTTTCGTGAACATCATCAAATTCAATTACATAAACATTGTACGAAGCACCTGCTTTAGCAGCTGTGTAAGGAACTGGAATTGGGAAACCAGTACGGTTTAAAGCACCATCGTATCCTACTGCATCATTTTCCAATGTAGCAATTAGTTCGTAAGTACCTGCACCTTGACTTGGTCCGTTTGAAGCAGCACCAGTAGTTGTTCCGTTAGGATTAGCTACATTGTAAAGGTATCCAAACTCATCAACTTGAGAAGCTAATGTATCGAATCCTTCATCTAAAGAAACTTCAAAAGAAACTTGCTCATATCCGTCTAATGGATTGAAAGTAACTTTTTTACCAGTTAAGCTAATCCCAGCATCACCTGCCATAGCAGCAGCTGTTAATAATGTAGCACATACTTGGTCTGCATTAATTAAAGCTACGAAATCAGTCTCAAGAGTTGCTCCAGTTGGAGTAGCAGTATAAGTTTTAGAAAAACTTCTTCTGTATTGTCTCTCAGAGAAAAGCCCTTTATCGTGAGTGAAATTGATGTGCATTGAAAATAACAATGCAGAAGCTAAAGGAGTAATGTCTCCTGAAGTACCGTTTTCACCGATATAAGTTACTTGCTCAACAGCAGCAGCTGGAGCGATACCTTGGTACTTACGTACATTAGCACCCTGAAGTGGTTGACCAAATTTAGGGCTTCCTAAAACATTAGTTCCCATTACTGGTGTGATTACATCTGAATCAGAGATAGTCTCAGCAGCACCTAACGCAGTTCCATCTCTTTTTAATAAAAGAAATTCACCTTCTGCTAAGTTAGCTGGAGTAGTACCTGTCTGTGCAGCTACTCTGTTACTTACTAAAACTTTAAGTGTTCTATCGTGTGACATTTTTTAAAATTTTTACGATTAATAATTATTCCTGTTTGTTCAACTCATTAAGTTGAGTTTGATACCTCTGACTTTCAATATTTTCAAGAGTCATTGAAACTGCCATTTCTACGATTTCTTGATGAGTTTGTTCTGCAAGCTCACAATTAGTCGAAGTTGATAACTTAATATCTACTGGCTTTTTAATGTATCTAAAAAAATATGTTTCCAGTTCAAAAGAACCATCTGTGAGTAGTTCAACTTTATCATCTAACATAAGTCTCAGGACCTGGTTCTTCCAAGGCTTGTTAAATGGATCTGTCACCACTCTGTTATAATCGTCATGTTGTAGAGGCCTGACTCCAGTCCTTTTTAACTCTACCTCACGAAAAACTCCTGTTCCTGTGTAAGTAAGAATACCTACATTAGTTACAAAAACTTTTCCTTTAGTATAGTCAATAGAGTTGAAGGTAATTGTTCCACTCGTGACGATATAAGCTGTCTGGTCCTTTAAACTACCTGAAGCGGGGGTAATCGGATTACATCCAGGGGCCTTTAAGCTTACTTCTTCATTTATCATAAACCAATAATCTGCAGGTAACGAGACAAAAAACCCATTAGGTTTATTGTCTGTTACTTGTGAAGTTGGTACTGTTAATTCTGCGTTTTTAATTATTTCTCTTAAATCATCTGTACGCTTTTGCGTTGATTCAAAAGTAGCACGCTTAGGATTAGTAACGCCATATCGTTGTTTTACAAATCTTGATTGTGAAAGATTTAAAAACAAATCAATTTCCTCTGGCTCAATGTCAGGGTAATTATTTGTATCTGCTTTATCTAAAAGCAATTTATACGTGATATGCATTTCTGTTACTGTCATTATGCGTAAGCTTCTAATTTATTCTTCAAAGATATTAACAAATTTTGATTTCTTGGGTCTTCTAAGTGAAGAACTGTTGATTCAATATCATGTCCAATTGGTTCGTCTCCTACAAGGTAGTGAGAACCGTTCTTTCTAATCGCATTAATAGCAAGTAAATCTTCAATTAAAACTCTTGTTTTAAATCCTGAAAGATTTACAATAGCATTGAAAGCTTGAGGATCTTCTTGTATAAGTTTATCAACAGCATTTTCAATCATAGTGTGAGACATATTCTGAGCTTTATCTCCTCTAAGTTTAAGAACATCTTTCATCTCTGCTACAGACATTTTACTAAACTTACCGAAAGCAGCTCGTCTTTCACGTACTTCTTGATTATCTTTCTTAGCATCTTCTTCGGCATCATACACTACGTATTCAGCATTCGGCCAATCTTCCATCTCATTAATTGAGTTAGCTACACGCTTACTCTGCATGCAGATGTGGAAATCAAGAACATCTTTTGGATTCATTAAATCCAACTCTAATTCTTTATCATAAATATGAATAGCATATTCTACCCAGTATTTACTATAAGGTGATAACATGTCTTTTTCTAAAAACAAATCAGCTTCTAATTGAGCTTGAGCTGCTTTAGATAATCCAGTGTGGAACCCACCTCTACCTTGAGAAGCTGTTATAGTATCCTTACATTTTGGAAATCTTGTAAATCCAGACCATGTTTCTTTTCTTTTTGCTTTAATTACTACCTTTCTGTTTTGGTAGATATTTGATGCGTTTACATCTATTTCTACTGGTTTAGCAGAAGTAGGCATCTCTTTAACTGCTGCAACTGCTTTTGCCACTGCTGAAGGAGTTTTAGCTTTTGTTTTTTTAGGGATTATATCCATTCCCTCTTGATTTTCTGTGTTATCCTCTAACATTTCTTTTTCCTTTTATCTCTATGAATATTAATTTCTCTCTCTTTTAAATAAGGCTGGACTATCTCAGCCCAGCCCTTATTTTATTTTCTGCTTACTTAGTAGCTGTACAGATTAATTCACCACACGCAAATGGGTTTTTAACCATAATACCACACTCAGACAACATGTGTACTGAGTAACCATCTAAGTTAGATGATCTCATTGTTCCAACAGATTTTGCAGGATTTCCGTAAGGATCGATTGATCCAGCTTCATGCCACATAATCATGTCTGAATCTTTTTTGTACACCTTTTGGATGTTAGATTCTCCACCTTGAGTACCGAAGTCTAAGATAGTAAATCTGTATGATTCAATTGGTCTACCAGTTTTCCAGTGTACCTGTCTGTTACGAACAGTGTTATCGTACAATGGTAAATGTTTCAATGTGATCTTAGTACCATTCAATCCTTCATAAGTTTTGAATTGTCCACCTAATTTCAAATCTTGACCTTTACCAGTAACGAATACTGAATCAACAAGACGGTATTGGTTTACTGAATCTCTCAACGCTTTGTCGAACTCAGCAAATCCGTATTCACCTGTAAATGCTACAAAGTGTCTGTCAGACTCTGGAGTAACATTGTAAGATAAATCGATTAAGAAATCACGGATGATGTTCTCAGTCAATTCAGAGTAGTAACGTTTATTCGCTGGAGCAATTTGCTCACGAATACCAGCTCCTTCAAATACTGGTAAACCATTGTTACCTAACATATCTGTAGTTCCTGTTGGAGTTGAAGAGTACTCAGAGTACCATAAAGAAGCTTCAACCTCTCTGTACCATTGAGCCATAGCTTCCCACTCAGCGAACTTAGTCCATAATTGAGTAGATTTTTTTGGATCTTCTGGATTTGCTAATGAGATAACTAAAACGTCAGTCGCTGCAGAACGTGTAACTGTGTAAGACTTTCTCAAAGTCGTTAAATGATTTCTCATTTTGAACGGAGTAGAGAAAGTAGTATTTCCACCAGTTGAAAATTCAGGTACAGTTGTGTACTCTTTTGAAAGTTGTTTACCAACTTGTAATAACGCAGGATCTACAAATTTTGTAGCATCGTTACCAGTCAATTTAAGAGTATAAACCCATCCTTGACCATTATGAAATGGATCTTCCATTACACGAGCACGGTATTCTCTGTTGTCGAATACTAAAACATCTTGATTAGCGAACCATTTTTCTTCCAAAAGAACCTGGAAAGATTGCTTATTAAGACCAGCATTAGCACCAGCTAAAACACCAACGATTTTAATCGCTTTTTCGTCATCTCCTTGTAAAAACCAGTCATACTCACGGTTTCCTAATTCTTTTGATCTTCCCATTCCAGAAGTCAAATATTGTAAAGGGTTTTGCCCTTGCATACCAAAGATTCTGTGTACGATTGTACTAATAACCTCTGGTTCTGTTAAAAACGCTCTTGAAAGGTGGTTTTGTTTTGTAAAACCAGAGTTCCATTTCGTTTTATAAAGTTGTAATCCGTTTACTGACATTACTTTAATTTTTTACGATTAATAAATAATTTAAAGAAGTCTCCTAAATGATGATAAGTCTACGTCATCAGTATCTTTAGCTTTTCTCGTTCTTTTACTTTGACCTTTCAACTTCGTAGAAGAATCAAGGTTTGATAAACTGTCACGAAGTTTGCTCGAAACTTTTGTTTTGACTTTTTTCTCAATTGTGGAGAAATCAAATTTGTTGTACATTAACCAGGCCATTTTCAATTGCGCTTCAGAGTCAGCTTCAATATCTGAGAGCAATCGAGTCTTTCCTTCTTTATCCGACTCCGTTATGTACTTAAAGAAGTCTTCTTTCTTTTTAGGAGGTATTTGAAAACCAGCAATCTCCTCTTTTTCGTCAATAGTTTTTTTAATACTTTCAACGTAATCTTGGTGATCTTTGATTCTTTTCTGATGCTCCTGCTTTTGACCTTCTACAAGTCCGTCTTCATACTCTTGTTGTTTTCCAGCTAACTTAGGTAAAACTCTTTTAGCTTGTTTTTCAAGTAATCCAGACTCTTCGTAGTCTTTCAATTGCTCGGCTACCTCCTCATCAGAATATCCTTGTAATCTCATCCAATCAGTTACCAGTGCTTTTTGGACAGATTCTTTACTAAGCATGTTATCATCTAAGCTCTTATAATCAGGCATAGATTGTTTGTCTTCGACATATTTTTTAGGATCTCCTCCTGCTTCTAAATATTCAAGGAACGCTTTTGCCTCACTTGGCACGGACTCTTTGTATTTGTTTACTGCTTTTTCGACTGTTTTATCAATCATAGTAAGTAAACCTTTTTCAGAATCTTCAAACTCTTCTTCGTCAAAATCAGCGATTCCACTTTCATCTAAAAACTTACCAAAAGTTTTAAATGGAGAATCTTCTTCATCATCGTCATCAGCGTCATCCTCATCGTCATCATCCTCATTGTCATCTTGCTCTTCTTTTTTTGAATCGCTTTTTTTATCTGACTTTTTATCTTTAGATACTTCCTCTGGAGTGTCATCTTCCTCATCATCGTCTTCTTCATCAGTTTCTTCTTCTAATGAAGCTACGTTTTTGATTTCAATTGAATCATCTTTTCCAGTTCGTGCATCTACGATACCACCTTTCCCATCAGGACTCTCATCTCCTGTTTTTCCTGGGTCTTCTTCAAATAGACTATTACCAAATCCTGTCTTTTCATCATCACTCACTACTGAGTCTGATGCAAGTAGGTTAAATCCTGATAAGTCTAAGTCTCCTGTCTCTATTTTACTCATGTTTACAAATTTAGAATTATAATCAAATTATTTATACTTATTAAACTTTTTTTCTCTCATACTATAGCCCTTTATTGGTTTGGCTTATTACTTTCGGCTTTTCTAAGCTCTAATTCACGTTCTTTTAGGTTTAATTCCCTATTAGATTTTTCTCTTTCATCAGCCATCTTTTGTAACTTCATATTGTTTTCTGTTACATATTTTTCTCTGTCTATAGAATCTCTAACCCCATTATTGTTACGATCTATATCCATAAGTTTTGCTTGAGCTTGTATATTAGCAACTTCAACTTTAGTAGCATTAGCTTCAGCAGCCCTTCTGTCCTCTCTATTTTGTTTTTCGATTTCAGTTTGTTGCATAACTTCAGCAGCTTTTGTTTGAGCTTCTCTATCTGCTTGCGCTGATTGTTCTTGTCTCTGCTCTGTTTTCTCCTGGCTTCTTTCAAGCTCTCTTGTAATTTCTGCAAGAGAATCTGTTTGCATCATTTGAGCAAAAGAAGATATTTTCATATTTCCTGACTGCATTGCTTGTTGTGCTGACATTCTTAATGTTTCAAGAGCTTTAATATCTTTAGAACTATTAGTTATAAAAATACCATACTCAGCATCATGGAACATTCCTTCTTCTAAATCAATAAATACTCTGGACATATCACCAAGTACATATTGTAATTTTTTAGTGCCTCTCCATGCTATTTTAGCTACATCAATAAGTGCTTCGTAAACTCTACGTTTAACTTCATCATGGTTTGAAAACCAATATTCTGTAATATGACTCGATTGTGTTACAGCTCTTTCTGTATTACCAACTAATTCTGAAGAACTAATTTGTCCCATACGTTGTCTTGACACACCTGCTAATTCTTCTAACTCAGTTTTAATCTGATTCAACATCATTACGTGTTGATTGATATAGTTACCCATCGATAAATCTATAGAACTAAATTGATTGAAAGTAGAAGTCTGGCCTTGTTTCCCTTCTTCTGCAGAGTTTATAAACATAATACCCATAGACTCTAAATAGTATAACCAACTATCTACATCCCATCCTTCTGAACGAGGAATCTGAGCAATATCCATTACAGCTAATTTTCCTTTAGATTTAGCAAACGCTAATTCGGTACGGTACATTAGTATATTGTACATGTATTGATAAGGTTTCATTCTATCAATTAAAGAAATAGATTCTGAATTTCTTGCATTATATAAATACCCTACATATCCTGACTTACAAATTGCTGGATTATCGATACTTCTTCTTTGGTTAGCTTTCGCTTGGATATTTACATAAATATCATCTCCAATTTTAGTACCTTCCCACCATTCATTAACCCAGTCCCATTTAATACGCATAGGTAAATCTGTTAATGAGTCAGTCCAGTTATAAAACTTATCTCTATCCTTGGTAGCCTCTGAAGGAACATCAAAGTCTTCATCAACGATTTCTTCATCCCAATTTTCTGTTTCAGGATCGAATACCTGTAAAAACCCTATTTTCTTCAGAGATTTCCACTCTACACGAATAACTCTTACGTTTCCTTCTCCGTCATAAACATTTGCACCACTATTTGCACTTCTGTAAGCATCATCACCTTGGATTCTTATTTCAGATACATTGTAATTCAAATCATTATTTGGAGATTTACCAGAACCATGGTTAGTCATTTCTTCTATGTCACATATTTCTTTCTCCGTTAAATCTTCATTAAATTCATCTATTACAGAACCTAAAGCCATCCATCTTTCTTCGATCACTGCTTGAGCGTCTTCTATGTATGGATTATCTTTATCTGTTACTACTGTAATGTCAAGTGGATTACAAACACGTACTATTGGTTTTCCACCTACTGTACCAACCCAATAAATTTCTCTACCAGATAAAAGAGCATCTTTCATTCCATCATTAAACTTAAATAAAAGTCTTTGTTGCTCTTCTAAATATTTTAATAAGTCGTGAGCAGTTTTCTCACGCATATCTTGGTATTCGTATTTTAAAAATTTATCTAATTCTTCTGGAGGCATTGGTGGTCCACTTTCTCCAGGAACTCCACCATTATAAGCTTGCTCAAATACTTTAACTAATTCTTTTTGAATTATCTCAACCTTTTCTTTTTCGATTTCACTTATTGCGTCAGAGTTAGTTGTAATAGCTCTGTAATTTAAAGGTCTTTTGATTTCTTCTCCAATTAACAAATTAATTTTAGGAGATATAATATCATAGTGTTGTAAGTTTGCAGGAAACTCTCCTTGCTTCATTCCATACGGATTTGTTACGTATTCAAAATCTGAAGGATCTAATTTACCATTATATAAATCGTAATTTACTTGTAAGTTTTGAGAAGTACCAGAAGCACCAGAAAAACTATCTGATGTGACATAAGTCTCAAATGAGTCTATAATTGTTTTACCCCAATCTTTTGTTTTCTTACTTTTAGGTAATTTCTGTCTTGGTATATTATTTTTTCCTGAAGCTTCCATACTTTTCTTTTCTATAATAAAAATATTACAAATATACTTAATTCAAATTGCATTTTTTTATATTATCTATGGTTCTTTTTAAATAAAGGTCTGTTAAAGAAACTATTTTGTGGTATTACTCTGTGTAAACCTTCTTCTTTTGCAACAACCTTATGGTTTTCTTGTGAATGAAACATACATAACATAAATGATATAACACGGTCAAAATTTCCTCTCTTGTTATATTTTATCAACTCTTGTAATAAAGGTATTGAATATAATGTATCCAAATTCCTTATAACATCTCCAGACTCAGTTTCACCTCTTTCTTCCATCAACCAATCTCTAATATAAAGCTCTCCTTGATTTTTTATTGGCTCACTCATGTGAATACCATATCCTCTATGTGTTTTAGAGTTAGGAACAATATCTTTTAAAATTGAAGGTTGTTGTTTTAACAAATGTAAACATTTTTTCTGTTCAAAATATATCTTTAAACCTTTCAAGTTATTCTCATACAGAGTTTGCGCATTGTAATATTCTAATAATTTACGAATTGTTTCATAATATTCTTTAGCTGTTTCAGGTCTCCCTGTATATTCAGCTACAATCATATTATATGTTTTATCAAAATTTTGAAATGTTTTGTAGATAAATGTACTTCCTAATGAAGTAGTAGTAGAACTATCCTGATCGTATGGATCGGTTCCAGCTACGTATAATCCAAATGGTATTAAACCTGCATGGTCTTTATACGGATGTTCCCAAATAACTACACATCCTTCAGAGTCTTCATTATCTTTAATTGGAAATTTATTTATAGCTCTTAAAGTCGGATCTCCTTTCCATCGAACTTTTACATTTTTATCATCTGTTTCAGTATTCCAATATAACTCTCCAGTTTGACCTAATGGAGACATTCTATTAGATGCTTCTATTTTAGATAAGTGTCTTTGTAATTCAATAGTTGGAAATATATTACCTGCAACTTGTAAGAAAGCTTCTTGTGGTGTTTTTGGAAACTGAGTAATGTATTTTTCCCATGTAGTACGAGAATCACTTGTTTTCATTACTTCTCTTTCTCTATCTAACCAAAACTCCGCTGCTTCCCTATTAGAATTACCATCTTTGTCAACCATATCAAAAGTATGCTCATCCTCTTCAAGTTCCATAAAAAATTTAGTAAGCTTTGGAAACTTCTCTTCTACCGGAACAAGTTGTTCTCTTGTAATATGTACTTGTCCTGGTTTATACCACATATCATCTATAAACAAACCACAAGAACTATTTGAATTTCCTTCTTCGTATTCATTTACATAAGGTCTTAACCAATACTTCTCTGGATTGTAAAACATTTCAGAAAAATCGTTAGAACCTCCATCCATATCACCACCTGTTCCAAAAATAATCGGCATACCAATCATTTCAGCTCCATCTCTGAATACAGGAGCAGTAACCATGTATGATTGAATTAAGTTCGGCCACTTACCAGCCTCTTCAAATAAAAACAATTCTGCTTTTTTACCAATCGCTGCAGAGAAGTTATCTTTAAATGTAAGTGTGTAAATCTCTGAATTATACCCAGCCCACACTTCGTTTCCATCTAAGTTTTCTTTGAATCTTGCTTTGACGTGATCTTTTCTATCTGGATTTCTACGTTTACCCCAAGCAGTATTTTTATTTAAAAAGTTAAGTACATCCAATGCCATATACATAGTGGCTTGAGAATACTCATCTAAATAAGCACCTATAATACTTG